AGCGGAGTTGTTCCAACCGTAATTGGTCCCGGTGTAATTAACCAAAATTTAGTAGTAGCTTGTCCGCCCTCAACTATATAAATTTCAGAACCTGGAATCAGCCTGTCTCCGATATCTGCATCATTAGTTCTTGACCATTGACCGTCTGAGTTTGTTCCGGGAACGTCTACATTATAAATGCCATTAGTTGCCATATTAGTTTGGCGATATACTAGAACCCTGTCTCCGGAACTTAAGCTAACACCATCTAGCTGACTTGGAGCGCCCGATGCTAGGTTTGCAATGTTCTGTGTTGAGGCTGCTCTGGCAGGATTTTTATAACCAAGCCTTAATGAGTCAACTACGGGAGTCCAGCTTAAATTATCCGTTCCGCCAACCAGGCGATATGTTGTCGAATCACTTTCAACGAATACTAACATTCCTTCTTTTCTATTTAGATCGGGAATTGAATCTCTATCATTAATGTCTTCACGAATCTGATATCCACCCTCTATATGAATATCCTCCAGCATCGGAAACAGGCCATTATTTTTAGGCTCAATTTTTGATATTAGATTAACTGGCATACTATGACACCACTACGACTGTAGGGCCTAAACCAACATTATCACTTTCGTATAGTGTATAGTCCTCGGTGATTCCAAAATCATTAGTTAGGGATATTGTATCAGAAACTTTAATAAAGCCGCCTTCGAAACCCCCGACTGTAAATGTTGCATTTCCAAAGCCGCTTCTATATGCATAATAAATCTTTTGGCTGGCTCCAGGATTTACGCTGAAAGTTCTAGAGCGGCTGGTCGCAAGAGCGGAGCCGGATAAAGCCTTGATAAAAGCCTGAGAGTTTTGTCCGGCCGCACCAACACCCCAATAGACCTTCTGAGCCCAAGTTTTAGATATGGTGGCAGAATCAGTTTGAAGATTGTCCTCAGCATTTAAAGTCCAGATAACGTTCGCTCCGTAAATACTTCTAATGTATGACTCAGAGTATGAGAAAGAGCCTGGGGTCGAAATCACATCTTGACTCGGGCCGCTTTGGTTGTCAGACACAGATGCCAGCACCGGTGGCGTTCCGTATGATGCTGAAAATGCTGGTGTAGTCAGTGTATCACCCAGCTCAATCAATGAACCTCCGGCTACAGAGAATGATAATATTTCAAAATCGGGACATAAGAATGAGGGACGAACACAGCTCCAAACCATCTGGCCTATTGGGTTCTCCATTAATACAGCGTACTGCTGACCGATTAATGGCGGTATACTAACTTGATTTATTAAAAATTCTAATGCGTCAAGCCTTTCCCTAACTGTCTCGTATGAATCACTGCTTGGAAGCACTCCGAGCTCTTTTTCGATGTTAAAGATGGCAGAACGCAATCTGTTAACAGAAATTGCGTCAACTCTAGTTTTGGTATCCACAACTAAAGGTAGTTGGGCGTAACCATCTATTGCATCAGGATAAACGCTAAAGTCTGCCACTATAGCTCCTTACTTTTTACTTGTCTTTTTTGTCTCGGAAAGCTTTCTTTTTAAAGTTATAAGCGGCAAGCTTCTATTCGTAGAAGTTTTTCCTGTATTATCCGAATTAGTCGTTCGGTTATTATTTTTATTTTTTCCACAACCACAGCCCATGGGAAACTCCAACTAAAACTTAATCAAAATATTAGCAGTTATTAATTAATCTGTATTAATAGTGAGCCTTACTTTTATTGAACTTTAGTATAGCCTCTCAGTTGTTTTAAGTTTTAATTTGGAGGGGGGGTAATGAGTAATTTTAAAAAATTATTTATGTGGTTTTTTGCGGCATCTATGTTGGCGACTTTGTTTTCGATTCCCGAGGATGGAATGGTTACCTTTGATCGGGTAACAGACTGGAATAATGAGGCCCACCTTATTGATTCTGATGACTTAGACTTTTATAGTATTGGCAGCCGAGATGCTAAAACTGTTCAGCCGGTCGTTAAGATTATTTTCGCAGTAGAGATGGCTTTCTTAAGAACTGCGACAAATTCGGCAACAGGATTTAGTGTCGCTTACGATAAGTCAGAGGACGTAAGCTACATTGTAACTAATGATCACTTTTGCGAACATCATGAAGAATTAACTAGCGGAACTAAATTCTTATACCAAAACCATCGGGGTATTATATCGCCCGAAGGTTCGCCGGACCTGAAAGAGCTAACTGTGTACAGAAGAGATAAGTCTAAAGACTTATGTTTAATGTCAGCGCAAGGATATGTGAGGCCTGCCAAGGTAGCATCGCCAAAATATAAAGTTAGGCAGATGGAGAAGGTTACTACAATTGGAAGCCCAGCCGGAGTTTTTCCAGTACTTCTTGAAACCCATATCAGCAATATGTTTAGTCGAGAAGTGGCACCAAAAAGCATGCATGGCGGTAGAAACTTGTATTTACTTTCAGAGCAGGTATTTGCAGGGCAGAGCGGAAGTCCAGTTTATAACTCCGAAGGCGAAGTAATCGGAGTTATATTTATGAGCCTATCAAATAGAAGCGGCCCGGTATACGGTGGAGTTGCTATACCACTACTAGACCTGATTGAATTCTTAGATGATTCTAAAATAAAGTACTAGTTACCTTCTCTTTAGTTTTTTAACCTTTTTAACTTTTCGCTCTTTTTCTTTAGGAGCGGAAAGTTTTTTTTCAAGGTCCGTCGCCATGAGCTTTAGAAATGCTGGATCGATTTGATTTCCTGACATGACGGTATTCATTATTTTACCCGCCATATCAATGGCCTTCATAGCATTAATTATATCTGGGTTGTCTTCCTCTCCAGCATCGACCTTTTGACGATACTGGTTAAGAATTTCCAGAGACTCTGCGGATATGGCCGGGGTCTCATTATTGTCACTACTCATCTAAGGCAATCTTTGACTTTAGAATAACAAGCTGCGTAATTAGTTTATCAAGCTGCTCTTGATTAAGATTGGCGGTGATAATAATACTTGACTTATCTAGATTTCTGGCTCTAATAGATAAGTCTATACCCTTCTTGAAATTTTCTTTAACTTCAATATAGTCACGAGTTTCATTATCAACCACTATCTTCATGTTACATTACCTTTGCTGCGTAAGTTGCGAGTGCGCTTCGTTCACCCTTGATCAATCTAATATGACCAGAGTGAGGAAACTCCTTGAATAGCTCAACTACCGAAGCCAGTCCGGATGACTTTTGGTCAACCGAAGGTGAGTCAATTTGCTCAAGGTCTCCAAGTAGAATAATTTTTGAGTTATCGCCCATCCTAGTTAAAAGAGCTTTGGCCTCATGATGAGTAATGTTCTGTGCCTCGTCAACAATAAAGATACAATCAGGCAAAGTTCTTCCTCTAACATAGGCTAGAGACTCTAATTCAATTATACCTTTTTCAATCATTCTATCGATATAATCCATTCCCTTACCAGCAGTAATAACACTCAAGTTATCAAATATTGGCTGAAGCCACGGACGAACCTTTTCTTCTTTTGTTCCGGGTAGGAATCCGATATCCTTACTGGTGCTCTGAGCGGGACGAGCAATGACCAATTTCTTATACTTCTTAGTGTGAATCATACTCATAGCTGAAGCAATAGCGAGCAGCGTCTTTCCTGAGCCGGCCATTCCAGATATAGAAACCATCTGAATCGCTGGGTCCAGAAGAAGCTCTAAGGCGATAACTTGCTCCTTAGACCTTGGTATAATTCCCTCGACTTTGATATCTCTATCTCCGGCATACTTTAGCTTCTTGACAACGTTATTATCGCAAGCAATGGCTAGAGCACTCTTCTTACCAGACTTTAGCACAACTCCCTGATTTGGATATAGCTTTGGAAAGAAATCATCTTCGCTAAGATGAAGCTCGCCATTAGCATAGAACTCATCAACCATATCAATATCTGCATCGACAGTTATCAGGCCATCGTAGAAAATATCATGATCTCTTAAGCCACCCTTAGAAAAGCTCTCAGCGGGTATTCCAAGCGTGTCGCATCTAACCCGAAGTGATATGTCTCTGCTTACTACGACGGCCTTCTGACCGTCTTTGATGAGCTTTGCAGCTACAGATATGATACGGTTATCATTAGTGTCTGGAAAATTACCGCTAAGCAAACCTATATCCGAAAAGTTTGCGACAAAAATTGTCTGTTTGCCATCAACCTTAACGCCTTTAACTAGGCTTCCCTGCTCTCTTAGGCCGTCTAGATACTTATTTACATATCTACAGTTGCCTCCGACAGTATCCATTCTAACCTTAAGGTTGTCGAGCTCTTCGAGAACCTCTAGGGGAATATAAACATTATGACCCTCAAAGCTATGTATCGATTCGCCATGATAAGCGAGAACCGATGTGTCAAGAACATAATTTTTTCTCTTCGAGGAAGGTGATGGCATATAATAAATCTCCACTTAATTGTTATCTCTAACTAGACAGTATCTATATCTTCTTCCATTAAAGACCAGGCTTCAACTTCAATTTGATAATACAAACTACCTGACTCGGAATCTTCTTTTAAAGTCCAATTCCCAAATACAAGCTCTCCTACCATCTCTTCGTCTTTTTTTACGCAGAGTGCAGTAAGTTGTGGATATTCTATTATATCAAGTTTATGCTCATTGGCCAAGATATCTAAGAATTTACCGGAGTCAACTTCTTTGGCAATATGTATATCAACGCCCAGATAAATCAAAATTGATTCCAGCCATTGTTCTTTAAACTCATCAATCGCTTTCTGTGTTCCAAAGCGATCTGCCATTAAAGTTAATTTCATTTTTCCCCAATATTTGAAGAACTTTCCAGATCCACATATTTATTCTACTCCTTTTAATAGAAAAGGCCGTGTCTATTATCCTCGTCCGAGAAGCCTACGAGCCTATATTGGCCCCGTAAATCAAAGCCAAAGTATACTTTATTATTTTCAGTAGAAACTATTTATATTTTTAGCTTAACGAGAGGCCATAGAAATTATGAACAAAGAATTATATGAACTTATGAGTTTTTTAATTAAAAATAATGAAAAAGATTACGCGCATATGGTTGCATCATTAATTAAAAATGCAAATAAAATTATGAGCAGAGAAGAACTTATGGCCAGCCAAAAACTTGAAGGGAAGTTACAATATATGATTAGACATATCGCAAAAGATATGCTCGGATTTGAAAATAATGATGATATTGATGAATTCACGGAAAGTGTGTATCATGAAGTTTATGATTTTGTTTCTGAATTTATACTTAATTGTTCTTCTAATTTTGGGCTTGAGAACAAAATCGATCTTAATGAAGAGGCTGAGGATATGTCCGCATATTGGCTATTTTTAAATTATGACTTGAAGCCGATCGTCCTGCACGCCCTCCGACAAGGAGGCCTAATTAGCGGCGATCATGATATTGAAGACTCAGATTATATTAGCTCCATATTTGCTGAATACTTCTCATACCAGGAATACGCATTACCCAGAGATAAAAATATTTATATGATTAAGTCGCTAGACGACATTAAGAAAGCCTCTGAGGCAGCGGAAGTTAGATATAATAACTATATCAGAAGCAGCCTGGTTAAGCAGGATGATAATCTTGTCTGGATCTTTGAGAACGAAGATTGGAAGGTTTGTGAGGCTCACTCTTACTTTGCGGCCGTCAAGGCCGGATGGGGAACTAAGTGGTGTACCACAGATAGAGTTAACGGAGAGGCAGATTTCATGAATCACTATAGGCCGGACTCACCTTTGGTTATTTTTATGAGCAAAAATAACCCTAAAGAAAAATATCAAGCTACATATTGGGAAAATGCGTTTCATGATGCTGAAGGTAATCCGGTTCGGGATAAGTATAAGATATACAACCTTTCAAAATTGATTGCCGACAGACCCTACGTTGATTTAAACGCGATAAAAAATAGGCTTGGAATAGATGTTGGCGGTGGCTATGTATCTTCCGAGAAAATTAATCCTTGACCCAAAGCCTCTGGCCGGCATCGTATATCTTATACCACCCTTTCTCTTCGGCGTATTCTCTTTCCGACAAACACCTGGGATCCATATTGGCTCGGCAGCTGAGCCTATTAAATGTATTAGCGCCATCGGTCCACTTCCACCCCAGGGTATCTCTCTGCTTCTCAAACCCGAGAGCCTTAAGATAGTTACCTGTCCCATACCTTAAGTCAGCCCAGTAATGAATTGGTAGACCATGAAGATTTTGAATTGCATAAAGCATCTTGCCTGCCCCTCCAACGACGGTCGTATTGTTTTTAGAGCAGAATCTTTCGATTTTAATTTTATCTTTATAGACTCGATAAGACATCGCCGAGACCAATTCTCCGTCATGAAATAAACCAAAAGTTCTGGCATTAACCGATCCCATTAGATGGTTGGTCTCAAAGAACCATGAGTATACATCTCTTGGGACGTTATCCAGTTTTGTCTTTCTGGCGAAGATTCTTTTATTCTTGCCAAGTACATTATTTATCATTGATTGTATTATATCAAATTTGTTGAGCACCTCATCTTCCCTGAACTGAATTATTCTAAGGTTGTCCAGCCCCTCGTAATCAGCCCTCATCTTATAATGATATCGCTTATCTTTATTTTTTTCTGAGTGCCAATAAAGTCCATCAACGTTGATAGCAGTTCTATTATCTAATTTGAAGTCTGGCCGATATCTTAACAATGGGTACTTAGAGGCATCAAACAGATAATTATAAGGTTTTAATCCTGAACGACTGGAGAATATATTTTCTAGAGCCGTATGCTTAGCTTTAAAATTCTCAGTTGCAGATATAATATCTTTATCGGAAAGGCCATCCGAGATCTTATAGATTGAGGCAGGAGATATCCCGGAGTCAAGACACATTTCATTTATTGTCTTTCCATTTTCAAGAACCTTAATGCTACCATTCTCAATCTTAGTTTGAATTACAGATTCTTTAATCTTTAAATTCTTCATCGGGTGCTCTACGCCATATTTACCAAGGCATGTCTCTATGGCTTTATTATTTAGCTCTTCTACATTTCTTGGATTAGCTGCACCATAGCGCTCAATCATGGTCTCTTTTATCTTCTCTTTAACTTCCTCTGATGAAAAGGCGGACTCCGAACCAAATCTTACAAGATTCGACTTCTTCATCTTCTCGACTCTGGATTTCTGAAGAATAGCCGAATCTTTTACTATAGAATTATTTCTTAGAGCGCTAGCTATAGTTGGGTCAGTAACGCCAGCTATAGCAGCAATCTCTGTGGTCGTCATATTCAGCTCTATATAGTGATGATGCAGCCACTTGTAATTTAAATAATCTTTAGATTTAGATAAGGAAAATTCTTTAACTTTACTAGATATATATTTATGGCTTTTATTGGTTATTACTGCAATTTTATTAATGCTAAGATTTTGCTCGATATATAGTTTTTGAAGCCTATCTTTATCTAAAGTCAATTTATACCTCGTTTACCAGTTCCATTCTCCACTCATTCCATCTGCACTATAGTCAGTCACCCTTTTCTCAAAAAAGTTAGATAAGCTGTCTCCGTTCAGAACCCAGTCTAGCCATGGTAGAGGATTCTCCTCGGTTTTAAAGATTGGCTTTAATCCAATTTGATTTAATCTTCTATCAGCAATGAATCTAATGTATTGCTTGACTTCGGCACCTGAAAGGCCGGGAGCATCTCCAAGCTCATAAATAAGATCGATCAGTCCATCTTCTAGCTCAACTGCCTTTTCAAACATCTCGTAGATACTTGACTTAAATTTATCATTGACAATTCTCGGATGCTCTTTACAGTACTCTAGAAATAATTTGGAGATCCCCTGAACGTGAAGGGTCTCATCTCTGATGGACCACTCAACAATCGTACACATTCCCTTCATCTTTCCAAACCGTTGGTAGTTTAGCAACATAACGAATGCGGAAAATAAACTCATTCCTTCGTTGCAAACCGATTGAGCTAGAGCCAGTCCGAGTCCGGTTGCCGTCCTAACATCATTCTTCTGCATAAACTCAATCTTTGAAACCATCTCTTTGTACTTTAGAAAAGCTCGATACTCAGACTCATGCATTCCCAGGGTATCATTCAGTAATGCATAAGCCCTCTGATGAATTGCTTCCCTGGAGGCAAAACTCATAAGCATTTGCCTGACTTCATGATTCTTAAACTGAGGAAGAAATAGGTCGCAGTAATTAGACGCAACCTGACAGTCCATCTGAGTAAACAATCTTAAAATCTGAGTAATGTGTTCCTTCTCGACATCATTAATCTCTCCACCCTTCCACTGATTAACGTCTTCCTGAAGTTCGGCCTCCCACTCTCCCCAAAAAACTTTATCTGATTGAATTGCATACTCAATTGCCCAGGGGTATTGAAATGGACGATATGACTCTGCGTGATTTACTAGCCCTGGCATGCTAAGCACTCCTCTTCTTCTGACTTTACGTAATCTGTTAAACTTGCTTTTTCCATTTTCTGACTAACTTTATCTGGGTCTACAGATGATGTCGTTCTTAGGTAGTAAAGACCCTTAAGGCCCTGCTTCCAGGCCTGAAGATGAACCTTCATAACGAACGACTTATCGGTTCCGTTAGGGAAGAATAGATTGACCGACTGACCCTGGCAGATAAATGGCTGCCTATCTGCCGCGTGCTGAACCACCCATTGTTGATCGATTTCAAATGCGGTCTTAAAGACTAACTTTTCATACTCGGATAGAAACTCTAGATGTTGAGCGCTTCCTGCGTTAGTGATGATTGAGCTCCAAACCTGGGCTCTTTCATCCTCCGGAACTCTGTCATTAACAATCTTTTCTAGATATGGGTTGGTAACTAAGTGAGAGCCAATTCTAGTTCTGTGAGTATATGCGTTTGACTTTCTGGGCTCAATTGATGGAGACGTGCAAGCAATAATTGAGCTGTTGGCATTCGGAGCTATTGCTAGAAGGTGGCTATTTCTTTTATTGTCTAGATCTCCAGCATCAGGATAGGTTCCTCTTTCTTCGGCTAGCTCGACAGAAGAAGCGATAGCGTCTCGATTAATTCGCTCAAACATTTCCTTATTGATTCCGGTGGCTATCGCGGACTCCCATGGAACTCCCAGCTTCTGAAGGTAAGCGTGAAATCCCATCGCGCCCAGGCCGAGGGATCTTTCCCTTTGGGCGCTATAAGTAGCTCTACTTAGTGTATCTGGAGCGTTTTCAATAAATGCGTCAAGAACATTATCTAGCATTCTAATCATATCCTTGACTAAATTGGTATCTTTCCACTCGTCATACTTTTCTAAGTTAAGGCTGGAAAGGCAGCATACAGCTGTTCTGTCAGCGGATGTCGGGAGATGAATCTCATTGCACAAATTTGAACCGTTAATCTTTAAGCCCAGAGCCTTAAGTGATGCCGGAAGATGCTTGTTTGCAGTATCAATAAAGTTTAAGTATGGCTCGCCGGTCTTAAACCTGGTCTCAATTATTCTCTGCATTAAATGACGCGCCTTAACAGCCTCCTTTACTTCTTTGCTGGCAGGATCAATTAGATCCCACATATCTCCATTTACTACGGCCTTCATAAAATCATCAGTCAGGTTGACTGCGTTATGAAGGTTAAGGCACTTACGATTCGGGTCTCCACCGGTTGGGTCTCTGAAGTTAATAAACTCTATGATATCAGGATGGGAAATATCCATATAGGCGGCGTAAGATCCCTTTCGCGTCTTTCCCTGACGAAATGCGTTCATATCCGCATCTACTGTTTTTAGGAATGGTATAGGGCCAGGAGACTTATCAGAAATAGATCTGACTTCGCTCCAGTGGCCGCCAACTCCGCCACCCTTGACGCTGAGCCATCTTAGCTCCGCACTATGATCGATGATTCCTTCTAAATTATCCGGAACCATGCTTAGAAAACATGATATTGGAAGAGCCTTCCATTTTCCGCCCGGTGCCGGAGAGTTTGATAAGATGGGGCTAGAGAACATAAAATAGCCTAAAGAAACATAGTCATAAATTCTTTGAGCAAATTCCAAATCACCCTTGGAGGTAGATGCTGAAGCTCTAGCAAGACCCTCCTGGATGGATTCACCATCAGCTAAGTAGTATTTCCTTAATAGAGTTTGGGAAAATTCATCTAAAAGTGAATCTCTATCCTGTTCAATTTTTATTCCATAAATGTAGTTATCCGTAGACAAGTAGACCTCCGTGTTGTCCTATTAAATAAAGGTACCCTGATTGCAGAGTACCTCTTTAAAAAATTAAACTAATTCGCAAACAAAGCTACAAGTTGTATCGCTTTGATAATATTGCTTTAGTGTATAATATCTCTTCAGATTAGTAGCTAGTATAAGAAATATTCAGCCCAAAAGTTTATCAACATATTGTATATCAATAACTTTGACTTTGTTTTTTTTTATTCATCTTTTTTATCGGGGTTGAATTGCCCCGTGTACTCTCCGTTCTTCCAAACTCGAACCATATTTGTCTGCTCAGAAAGAGTAAAAACAGCAAGAACATCCTTCCTGGTTGAGAAGGATGCCGCTGTAATATGTCGGGTTCCGGTACCTTCAGGAATTCCTAATGTTGGATCATCAACAGTTAGATAAACTTTGTCACCTATAACTTGACCATCCTGATTAATAATGATGGCTCCATCATCACCCGAGTCAAATATTGTAACGCAATCTTCTTTAAACTGCGGAAAGTTAACATTAACATAAATATCCATCTTATCATTTGTTAACTTTCTCATGCCCTCGACCGAAGTTGTATTGGCAGAACCGAAAACACCCAGGACTATCATCGCCCCTACCTTATTCCCCTCTTTAAAATTCTTTTCAGATATCTCTGTTAAGTATGTATATATTTTCTTCTCCGTTTTCTCTCTAGCTAAATTAAGCTGAAATGAAAAATCAATTACCGGCCCCCTTCCTGGCGCTACGTCTTCGGATTCCATAAAACCCCCTCGATGTTATAATACCCCAGGGGTCAGACTGCGTTAGCTCAAACTCAAATGAGGACTGAATTTTGTCAATACTTTAGAAATCCCTCGTGGTTAAATCCATAGCTGATGGAGTAGCCCCTTTCGTCTTTTGTTTTGATAATTACTTGACCTCCCCATATTTGCTGCAGATACTCAGCAACCTTCTCAATATGCTTCGGGTCCAGTGTTCCAACGTCAGCGCTCTCGTGAATAAGCCTTAGTCTTTCCTGGCTTGCTGAATCAATATAAATTAAAGGAGTTCTGTAGTTATATATTTTTGCAGCTTGGCTCTCAACTACATCTTTTGCACTTCTGCTTTCAATTTTAATATATTCATCTTTATTTCTGTCGTAATCTGTCTTATAAGTAAACATTTCAAGCCTATCAACAATTTCTTGAGTAAGGTACTTTCTTAGAAATGATATGTCGTCCTCTTCTGAGCAAACCTCTAAGATCTTTTCAAAACCGGTTATGATTGACTCGCCATGCTTATACTTTAGATCCCACTTCTCTTTTATATCATTCAAAATAGTGAAGCCAAGAAAATAAGGATTTATATCGAGCTTACTTCCTCCCGGCTGAACAACTCTTTCATGAATCTTGACGAACTCGATATACTCTGATGGCGATAGATGATCTTCTCCCATCAGATACATTAGCTCAGCATGAATATAGCTAGCTAAGCCCTCGTTCATAATCTTTGTATAGTATTGCGGATAGAAATAAAATGACTCCTCTCTAATAATATTAAAGATGTCCTTTTCCCATGGCTCTGCGCTAGAATAATTGGCTAAAAACCACAGCAGATCATATTCTTTTGATGGCGGGAAACTATCATTCATAATCTTTTCTTCGTATCCGAGATTATCAATTCCATATAGATCATCAAACTCACCCTGTTCCTTTTTCTGAAGAACCTTTTTCTTAGGCGCATACTTGGGACGATGAACACCCTTATGCCAGTCTATATTCTTCTCTAGAGCGAAAGCAATGTCCATAATTCTCTCTACTTTCTCAATTCCATATTGGGATATGTACTCCTCAACCTTTTCCGCCCTCTCTGCGGCACGCATAACCATGCCACGGTCTGTCTTTTTAAATAGATAATTATTTTTAAAGAAATGGTTATGACCGAGAACGTGAGCTATAACCATGGTGTTGGCAATATCAGAATTTGACTCAAGAAGAAAAGCTCGGCAGGGATCTGAGTTTAGCACTAATTCATATACCTTAGACGTTCCCATGGTTCCCTGAATCTTCTGATACTCATAGCTCTGTCCGTAACTCCAGTGCCTAGCTCTAACCGGAAGTCCGTAGCTCATAATCTCTAAAAGAACTTCTTCCGGAACTACTTCCCAGATGGTCTCAAACATATCTAGACCCATCTCTTTTGCCTTCTCAACAAACCATTCAGCCCTATCTGCTAAAACTTTCTTCATTATTTCTTGTCCTTCTTGGAGTTGTCAATGTTGAAAAACTTTTTAAGACCTGCGTAAACATCGTCATTCTTTTTAAACTGCATCGACATAAATCTGGTTCTTTTAATGTTCTCATTAAAGTAATTTGATAGAAGCTTTTCGGGCCTAAACCATGCGCTATCAGTACTCTTATCCAACATTACTTCGCCATAACCCATGGCCCTGACTAGTGGCATTAGCTTCTCAGCATACTCTAAACATATAATATTGTCATCTGAATAGTTATCACCATCACTGAACTCGAAAACATAATTATTCCACTCATCAGGAGAATGATGAGTTTTTATATGGTCATAGGCGAACTTGAATGATGAACTGCAGCATGTTCCGCCAGACGCACTAATGGTAAAGAATTCTTTCTCAGTGACTTCAAAAGCTTTAATATCATGAGCCACAAATACCAATTCTATTTTCTTATACTTTCTTCTTAAAAATTGAACCATCCAGAAGTAAAAAGACTTAGCTATATGAGTCTTTTCCTTATCCATGGAGCCGCTTCTATCCATCATTAAGTATATTGCTGCATTAGAATGATAATCTTTCTCTTCTTCCCAATCTTTAAACCTTAAATCTTCTTTTTTGAAGACTCCAACCTTAGGATTGCCTTTGGCCGCGTTTCTCTTTAAGTTTTCTTTCAAACTTCTCCTGATATCTATGCTGGAAAAGGGACCCTTCTTTGAAATAGAATTAACTTCATCATTAGTAATCTCTACCTGCGTGTTATTCTTAGGATCAATCCACGGAAGGTCTAGCTCATCCAGCATAATATTGACAAGCTCGTCTACAGTAATTTCGGCTTCAAAGATTCTTTCACCATCTTCATTGCCGGCAGGACCATCTTGGTCTCCGTTACCTTTCTTGATTTTAAACTTATCACCTGGCTGTCCAGCTAGCCCCTGACCAGTTCCCGCTTCATCATTAATTTTCCCGTACTTAAGCCTATACTTATCAAGGAATTTGATTGGCACCTTTATCTTTTTGTCGCCGTCAGACTGAATGATGTCGTACTCTGTAATGAGCTGCTTACCATTCGTTCTGATAGCCTTCTCGACCAGCTCTTTGTGCCGGTCTGAGTCTCTCTTGCCTCTCTTTTTAAGGCCCCAGATATCTGAAAGGCTATCATACTTTTGAGTCATTATAGTTCCTTGTTACTTAGAGGCCATTAGGGAGCTTACATATCGAAGCAGCTGGTTAGCACTTTCAGTATTGTACTGATACTTTTCACATAGGGTTTTGATTACAACGTTGATCTTCTTGAGCTCTTCCTCATCAGGATTTCTGGAAGATACTGTCATCTTAATAACAGCGGAACGCTCTTGAAATAGCTGCTTCTCTAGGGCATCCTTAAGAGCCGGGTGATCTTGATAATTGGAGTTGCTTCTAAGCATCTTGCGGAATATCTCCTGACGGAAAGACCTCTTTCCGGATTCGGAAATTCCAACCTTCTCTTCGATGCTTCTCATCAGTGGCTCGCTTGGCTCCACTGTATTTCCCCATTCATCAGACACCTGACCTCCGTCTAGGAATGCTTCGGCGTGCTGCATATAATTGGATAGAAGATTCTTAATTTCATCCTCAAAGTTAACAAAGAAAGCCTTCTGAACATCATTCTTTGCCATCTTCTCGTACTCCTCAAGAACGTATAGAAGAACATTCTCAAGTCTTTCGGATTCCTTCTTATCTACCTTCGGATTGCTCTTAAGGCCATCCTTCAGTGATCGAACGATATCTAGAGGAGTGATTGATGATAGATTATCCTCAGATAGCTTTGAAGAAATTCTATTGATAACGTATCTAGGTGAAACTCCAACCATTCCCTCATCATCAAATTCTTTTTTAAACTTGGAAGACTCAGCCTTAGTAAAGCCCTCAACGTCCTCATCATTATACATCTTCATCTTCTTGAGAAGTGATAGTCCCTGGTTATTAGATTCCTTAAGGCGAGATAAAATTGCAAACATTGCAGCGCAGGTTAGGGTGTGAGGAGCAATATGCCTTCCTTCAAAGTTTGCCTGGTTAATCAACTTCTCATAGATCTTGACTTCACTGTCAACAGAAAGATTATATGGAACCTTAACAACAATAGTTCTATCGTGAAGTGCCTCCATCTCATCCTTGGCTAGAAATCTTTCAAACTCTGTAAAGTTGGTATGAGCTACGACAAACTCATCAGCCCAGATAAGAGGAAATCTTCCGGTCTTAATATTCTTTTCTTGGGCCAGGGTTAGAAGAACATACAGAAACTTCTGATCAACCTTAAGCATCTCAACGAATTCCATAATTCCACGGTTAGCTACGTTGAGTTCTCCATCAAAGCGGTAAGCTCTAGGGTCTGATTCGGAGCCATATTCTCCAACGGTACTTAAATCAATGGAGCCAACTAACTCTGAAATATCTTGGCTCTTTTTATCGGAAGGAACAAAAGTACCAATCCCGATTCTTCCGCGCTCAGAGAAGAACGTTCTTTTGACTGGCAACTTCATAAAGTCACCATGGTACTTCTCCTTCAGAACTAGATCCATAATAGGGCTCAGGTTGCCGTCAATCTTGATGCCATATTCACTGTGAAATGAATGCCTCAGATCTTCAGGAATTGCGCACAATGGGTCCTCATGCATTGGAGACTCGGAAAGTGAAAATGTTGCTCCTTCGTCTGTCTTGGAAAATTGCTCAAGGCCCCTCTTTAGAAGAATGGCTAGCTGAGACTTTCCGGAAGAGGTTGGTCCGTACATTAATAGAATTCTGCGGCTAACTTCACTGCCAGATGCCGCAGCTCTAAGATAGGACATTAGATCATGAATTGGCTCATCAACTCCGAAGAGGTCTTCTTCGAAGAATTTGTACTTTACAATGTTTCCGGATTCATCTCTATCAACTCCCCTGGAATCAATCATCCTGAGTACTCTTTGGTGTGCAGTCATATGAATCTTTGGATTATTGGTGACAATTTCTATGTAATCCTTTAGTGTTCCTGACCACTCAAGGCTCTTACTAGCCTCAGCGTGATCGCTAAGCCTAGATAAAAAATTATCGAATTTACTTATTTGAGCCATTAAAATAACCTCACTTTTTATATGGATTTAACTTGTCACCGTAGATATCATCCATGGCTCGCCTATCGCCAGACCGGACCTTCTCTACAGTTTTTCTAACTTCTTCTTTTGCGTCCATCATTATCTGGTCGCGGTCCTTGTCAACAGTGCCGCTGACAGCAATTATCTTCTGATATAGTACTCCATTTTCACAAACGGTGCATTTTATTTTCTCTTTTTTTAATCTGACAAATTCAGGAACGCTGTAATGTCTGGATTGTATATCGTTGCATGATTCGCAACAGAATGTGTATTTAGGCATCATCGTCTCCGGACACAAATATTATCTTATCATTCTCAATGATTAACTTTCCAGATAAAGAGAGATCCCTTAGTATTTTCTTTTTAAACTTAGGGTCAGTAATTGAAACAGTAAGTTCTAAAGAGCCATCCTCTTCATTGAAGAGGATGTTTTTAATCTTGCCTACATTATTTTTCTGCATTTTCTATATAATGCCTAATGGCCTTAATTATATGAGCATTGTCTGAATCAAGCATCCAAAGAAATTCGCTCTTGTCCAAAATTTTAATAGCGCTAGAAATACCAATCAGAAAGTCTCTCTCGAAGAAGACGCACGGGGTAATGAATTGATTCACATGTTCATTATTATTACTGCTGCTTTCTTCGTTTGCATATGCTAGCCTAATACAGCTCTTATTTATTGATACTACAACATACTTCTCTTCTCCGATTTCAATCAAATCATGGGTTTTAAGCTTGCTGATTTTTATTGTTTCTTCCAATTTATATGGCCTTCGGTTGTGGGTTTATTAAAATTACTTAATTGCGAACACCTAATATGTTAGACGCGTCCTACATGATACATCGTGCATCTCTATATAGTACCCGCACTTTCAAATAAGCTATAATTTTTATCACATTGGGTAATGAGATAATCACAGCAAAATATGCACCTATATATAGGTGTCGAGCTCATCCGTAAAATTAACAACCATTTTCGTCACCATTATCATCAACCCAATTATCTGGAATACTAATCACCTTTGATTTCTCAAATTGCTTGAGTAGTTTAAACTCCCCTTTCGCACCATCTCTGTTCTTAACCACATGCAATGACATATCATCGATAAGGTGCTCGTCTTCTCGCTGCTCAATTAAAATAACAATGTTTGAGTTATCTCCAATCATCTTGCTTCGGCCAAGGTCATTTAAATCATTGCCGCCATTATTCTTGAGCGCCTTATTCTTAGCCTTCCTCTGGGCCGCTGTTAATACAGCCATATTCTTGCTTCGGCAAAATTCATGTAGGTCTGCGGCGGTATGCCCAACCTCTAGCCAGTCCTGTCCGAAGTCCCTATTCGGCTTCATAATTCCCAGGTAGTCGACTACCACTAAATCAGGCTCGAACTCTGATATGATGCTATCAAAGCGGGCTTCCAAATCCAATGTGCGTGAGCCGCGAGGCATGTCGACAATATAAAAGTGCTTATCGTAATTTTTCTGAAATTCCAGAGAAGCCTGCCACCTAGTTCGTTCTTCATCAGTTAAAAACCCCCTCATTAATGCTTTATGTCTTATGCTGGCAATGCAGGCATCGATTCTTTGCTCTAGCTGCTCCTTACTCATTTCCAACGTAAAATAGATAACGTTCTTACCATTGGCGAAGTTTTGCTTATTCTTATTGTACGCTATATTGCCACCAAGCCAAGCATTGATTGCATAATTCATCATCAGCAGTGACTTACCCGACGAGCTCTCTCCCGAGATAACCATCATCTCTGATTTTTTAATTCCAAACGTATATTCATCAAGCTCCGGATATCCAGATAGAACACCAGATATAATATCCGGGTTGTTGACTGTGAAGGTATAGTTATTTAATCTAGTATCAGCCGACTTGGTAAAGTCACCTTCAGCGAATACGGCCGACCTTCTCAGTCTCTCAATCTTGGATGTTGTCTTTAAGAGATTTGAGTTAAAGTCCTTTATGTCATCGTCATTATTTATCTCCTCTGCAGACTCGGCTAATTTCTTAGCCAGTCTTTTATTGAAGCGATTTCTAACCTGGTCGACGTAATAAAGTATCTCGTTCTCTTCGCACTCTACGTCTTCAACTATTCCTGCAAGCTGAACCATATCGATGTCTTCCGCCAAGTCTTCCTGCAGAATCTTAAAGGAAGGTGGAGTCTTGTATCTTTCAAAATAATTAGTTATGGTTTCTAGCATCGGCTTGTAATCATAGTCTATCGCTTCTTTGAGAAGCTTTCCATCGATTTCTCTGGATACCTTGTTGTATTCTACCGACCCTTTCATCATCCATGAGAGTATTTTGTTATCTGCAACTGACATTATTTTATCTCCAGTGTATATAGTCTCTGCCCGGCATCATAAATTTTAAACCATGAAAGCTCTTCGGCATATGCTCTTTCGCTTAATTTCCTAGAATCCATATTAGCACGGCACCTCAAACGATTATAGGTTTTATTAAAATCAGTCCACTTCCATCCGAGAGTGTCTCGCTGGTGAACAAATCCATAATTTTTCAAATGACATCCTGTTCCGTACCGAAGGTCTACCCAGTAGTTTACCCTCTTGGGGGCTAATTTTTTGATACAGTATTTTAGAAGTTTTGAAAATCCACCAACTACCAAATGATCTAGCTTGGTACTAACTCGCTCTACCTTTAGGTCGTCTCCAATCATTTTGTATGAGAAAACCATAACCAGTTCGTTTTGATAAGTTAGGCCGATGTGCTTAGACTTGATTGTTCCCATCAGATGGGTTGACTCCAGGAAGTCATTGGCTTCTGACTGAGATAAGCTAACTATCTCTGTCTTTCTGGCGAATATTCTAGCCGAATGACCCAGGTGATTGTTTACCACCGATTTAACAATATTCATCTTATAATTAATTTGGTCTTCGGTAAATTGAAATATTCTTAGCCCTAAATCCTCATATTCCTTTCTCATTTCAAAATGATATTTAGCATCTGACTTGTGCGCTGATGAATGCCAGTATAGGCCATCAACATTTGCCGCTGAGTAGGGGGTTAGCTTAAAGTCCGGCCGATACTTTAAGTGCGGATATGACAAGCAATCAAATGCCTTATTATAGAGTGGAAGATCTATGGTCTGAGAGAATATGTTTTCGATATTTGTTATTTTGGAAGAGTAATTTGCCACATACTCTAAAAACTGCTGCTCGGTATAGTTCGGATTTTTATAGATCCACCTATAGAGTATGATATTCGATATTCCAATTTTGGATGCCCACTGGCACAAGCTTTTCTCACAAACAACTATCGTCTCAGAATTTTCATGATGAGCTTTGGAACCGAGATAGGTTCTGCTGCTATACTTCTTAAGATTGGTGACTTCTCTTTTTCTCTTAACCGATTCAGAAAGATTAAAGTGTTTAACTTTATATTTTTTTAAAGAAAGCTTCTTAACTCTAGACTTATAAGCTGTAGACTTATCTTCATCTTCTTTGCGAAAATTAAATTTATATAAATAATCAAAGATTGTCCCTCTATTTACACCGCATGATTCTGCAATTTCTACCGCAGTTTTATTCTGCTCGATATACTGGTTATATAGCCAATTATAATTTGTATAATTTGCTTTGGACACTTTCTTGTTATTTTTAGATAGTCCGAAGCGGCTCTTATACCTAGACAGGGTCGACTCACTATAGCCAAACTCTTCGGCTATTTTCTTTATAGTCTTATTTTTAGTGACGTATTGTTCTTCAAGCCACTCCCTTACCCGGTATTTTTCTGAAGTCTTTTCCTGAGACATATAGCACCTTTACATATTTTGAGAATAATGAATCTATTGCCCTGGAGAAATCACCAGAAAGCACAGTTGCTATGTCAACTGTGTTTGAGCACAATATAGTTGGAAGTCCATTCTGAAACCTCTCTCGAAGAATTCTTTCCATAGTCTGGCCAAACAGCTGCTCGGCCTTTTCTGATGGAAACACCCATCGCGAATCGAATTCATCTATACATATAAAGTCAAAATTAGTAATTTGTTCTAGGTATTCGTAATTATTCTTTGAAACTTCATTAATAACATCTGACATATTAACGTACATTGCAGTGTGGCCATTAACTATGGCTACCTTTAATATACAGCATGCAGCATATGTCTTTCCTGTTCCGAGGTTTCCAACGAATGCCATGGAGGTTCCGTCTTCATACATAGCATTGACATTTGAAATTCTATCTGAAACATATTTGCCAAAGTTTGGATCGCCCTGAAAATTTTTAAATGGAAGGCTCCAGTAGCTCTGAGGAATATTGGCGCGGGAATAGCTTTTGTATCTAGCAAATTTGGCTCTACATTTATTACATCCATCTTCGCATTCGCAACTACTCTGAATCTTCCTCTCTATCAGATTCATCTTCTTCTCTGGAACCATAACTACCTCTATTTGGATTTGGGTTTACTAGTGAGCTCATGCTCATTGAAAACGTTGTTTGGATACCATCATCATCGCCTATCAGCATATCAGATGGAATTATAGATCCATATGCTGAATTGCTTTCTTCATCTCCGGACTCTGCATATGGCCTTTGTCTCACGAACATTGGCGTCGGCAAAGATGAAGAATCAGAATCATCCTCATCTTCGTAATCTTGGTAGTGTTTATTTATAATTGAGTCAATCAAAGATTCATCCTCTACATCTTCTATCAACTCTGCTGCAATTAAATTTGCCTTGTAAACGATAATCATCTTATCATTTTTGCTTACCACTATAAAGTCATCTTCAATATGCTCTATAACTCCCTTGAGCTCAAATGAGTCTCTGGCGATTATATGTACCATTCTTCCGCTAATTTTTAATTTATCATTCATAATATTCCTACCTCTTTTGCCTTCTCAATTACCCTTGCTTCAACCGAATCTGTGCCGAGATCATACATCTCAGCATAGTTCTTTATCATTTTGATGTCATCCTCTCTTGAGAGCTGATGATTGTCAAATATCTCCTGAGCTTCTTCGTGGCACCAAGATATTAACTTGCTCATCTTGGTTTCTCCATTCTTTTTAGCCAGGTAACCATCATACATTCTTTCAAACTCTATGATCAGCGACTGAACGTGAAATAATCTAGTTCCGTTGACAGATTGCTGGCCGCTTCTAAACTTATAGTCAAAACACCAGTTTATATAATTATATATTTTAATGTTGATGTTTTTTCTAATCTCTGACTTTTCGTCCCTAGGTAAATCTGCATAATTATTCGGAGCAAAAGTTCTAAAGAGCTTGGCGAAATCCGCAGCCTCCTTTCCCAGCGTCGGACCCTTCTTCCCCTTTACCAACCTGAATCTAACTCCATGCTTATCTTCATACCTCTTACAGAAATGAGCTAGAAGTGTAACATGTGTCCACTCAGATATGTCGGCCTGAACCCATTTATTTATGCTGCTGTAAAAAGCTTCCTGATCAATCAATTATCACTCCCTGATTTGCTCCAGTCGATTGGACTCTTTAGTCTTTCATTGGCTATTTTAAAGTGGTCACATCCGAACCATCCTTTATTCGCAGATAGCGGTGATGGGTGTGCTGCCTTTAAGACAATATGCTTATTGGCGTCGATTAGAATTGATTTCTTCTTAGCATGGTTTCCCCAGAACATAAATACTATGGGCTCATTACGCTTATTTAGCATAGAAATTAAGTGGTCAGTAAACCGCTCCCAGCCTTTATTTTGATGACTATTCGGCTTGCCATCTCTAACTGACATAACTGTATTTAAAAGCAAGACGCCCTGCTTTGCCCACCCGATCAAGCTTGGGCAATCTGGAGTGCAGCCTAATGAGTTATTTATTTCTTTAAAAATATTTCTCAAGGATGGCGGAACCTTCTGGTCTTTATTTACAGCAAAGGCAAGCCCGTTAGCTTGCCCCTTACCATGATACGGATCTTGCCCTATAATGACAACCTTGACATCATTGTAATCAGTTAGCTGCAATGAACGGAAAATATCGTACCGATCCGGATAAATCGTATTATTATCATACTCCTCAATCAGAAAAGACTCTAATTTTTCCATATAGTTTTTCTTGAACTCTGGGATTAGCAATGTATGCCAACGCTTTGCTAGTCTCATAAATCCTCCTACTTGACTCTTTTTATGTTAAACTCCTTTTCGGAGCAGGCAGTTTTATATCTAACCTGACTGTGGTCTCGAAGATACTTACACTGGTCATAAAAGTCTATAATATAAGCAGAATCCTTGCCAGGGTAGCTTCTGATTACTCGACCTATTCTCTGCAGCATTTTGCCGGTAGACTTGCCGCCGCCCATATTGATTAGGGCGTCTAGAATTGGAATATCAACTCCAACATCAAATATGGTTGAAGCTAAAATTACATTAACTTCTCCATTTTTAATTTTAAACACTCCGATATCTCTATCTTTGGTGCTATCTTTACCCGATAGAAATGAATGCTCAATATTGGCATTTGATAGTTTTTCTGATATGATTTCGCCATGGTTGATATTTCTAAATAAAATCAAAACCTTAAGATCTTTTTTAACAAAGTTTTTGCAAGCCTCAACTGCCATATTATTTCTTTCGTCATTGTTGATAATATACTTAGAATATACCTCGGGGTAGGTCTTTCCGACACCTCTGATTGGAGAAACGTCCTTGAATACAATATTGGGACGAACCAAGAACCCCTTCTTGATTAGCATACTGGCGCTAACATCAACTATCTTTTCTCCAGCGACAGCTTCCAGAAGGATATCATCACCGCTCTCTCTCCATGGAGTTCCGGAGAATAAGAAACGATTGTATGACTTTTTAGATTCCTTGTCTAAGAACTGAAACGTGTCAGAACCACCATACTGACACTCATCTAAGATAATTACATCGGCCTGTCTAACTAGATTTCTAATATCTTCTTTATTTTTAATTTTGCCAGCACTGCAGTCAGTATCTTCAGCATACTTAGTCTCAAGTTTCTTATCAAATGCGGCTCCGGCAGTCCATATGGTCATGACATTGATTTGCTTAATGTTACAGTGACCGTCACCAATTATTCCGGCATCGATTCCAAAAGAATCTTTTAGCGTGCTAACCATCTGATGAAGTAAGTCGATGCTAACTACATAGATAATTGACTTAGTATTGTAATGAGCAACAAGTGATGCAATAACAAATGACTTGCCCGATCCGGTACACATCTTAACTATGCCAGAACCCGCAGCAATACACTTCTTAATTGTATTTCTCTGATAATCTCTTTCGCTAAACTTAGAGTCAGATATCGGAGACATTGGCTTTCCATAGTTCGGCTTAGTTCTATTGTCCACTTTTCGATATGCAATATTCTTTTCGGTAAATATTTCTTCTACCGCCGAGAGCATTCCTACGGGAAAGCATAGAGACTTAGACATCAGCCTTTGCTTTCCATCCCATCTATTGGAAATTTTCATAAACCCGAAGCCTTGAACATCATAGCTTAGTCTTTCATCTATTAGCCGAAGAACATTCTGGTCTTCAAAATCTTCAATTCTGCATCTAGTAAAATCTATATAAATCGTGGCCATCTAAAACACCAATAGCTTTGCCAAGTAATTCGACAAAGCATTGGTTTATAATACCATTTTTTAAAAGATTTGCTTATTTTTTCTGTGTGATAAGCTATCTTTTGCGTCTCTTATCGATAATCGAATCTCTCTTGGTTCCACCACCCTGCAGCCTATTAAATCCAGAATTCTTACTCTTAATCTTTCGTTCAATTTCTTCCTTAACACTAGATACCTTATTCTCTTCTAGATCGAGAGTCATAGCTGATGCCCTGGACTTCTCCTTACCGGCAGCAATTTCAGTCTGAGCCTTGCTCTCTTTCTTTAGAGAATCGATTCTATCTTGAGGCAATCCAAGTCCGGCGAACCAGCTATAAATCTTGATACCCTCAACAGATTCGTCAGAGTAAACACCCTGAAAAATGCTAGCTCCGTTAGTTTGCTCAGAAATAACACTGAACATATAGTCGATATTGATTGACGGCATCTCGCTTAATGCTTCCTCAGAGCCCAAGATGATGACTCCGCCAACTCTTGTCTGAGAGAGATCGAAACCTTCTGCCAACATGTTGCCGCTGAGACTATCAATAACTGCTTCGGCCAGTGATGTTTCTTCCATATAGTCTTCTACATCGACAACTCCGTAAACAGAGCAGTCTCCTGCGGAAATTATTCTACCAAAGTCACTCGGGTCAAGAGAGGTGAACTTAGAAGGCTTGGAGGTTAAAGAGTTGAACAGACTTATGGGTTCAACTATTGCCTCATTTGCCTTGGCCCAGAACTGAGACTGACTTAGGCGATTGTAAATCTGCTCAATTCTGGCATTATCTACGACGACCAAGCTGGAGATCATATCGCCCGTAGTCATTCTTGCCAGCCTAGACAAAGTTTCAATGGAGTTCTTCTTAGACTGAGCATCCTCAGTGGCCTTAGGGAGAACATAGATAACCCCTACGGGCATTCCTGTGCGAAACATGATGTCTACCATAGTATCTACTGACGAGCTTCCGGAGCCGCCACCTCCGGAGATTGCTAGGAATAGCATATCATTACCGTCTGCAACCTTAGAAACAAAATCTTCTAAATCTTCTTCATGGGATGCGAAAATCTCTCTTCCCAGGTCTAGAGACTTACCAGTACCGCCTAATGATCCGGTAAGTAAAAGCTTTTGGCTCGGAAGAACATCAATGAATTCTAGGTCTTGAGCTGAAGTATTGATGACACCAACATCATATCCAAGTCTATGAAACTCTTCCGCAATTCTAGAGCCAGCCTGACCAACCCCAAGAATGCCCATATTAATACTTACACTTCTCTTGCTTACAACTTCTGGCAAATAATCCTCCCGAACCTCTTGAGATTCCTGTTTCTTTTGTGCTAGCTTCGCCTTAAGAGCGGCTAACTTGTCTTCATCGACATTTACCTTTCTCTCATAGTCTTCGCCAAATGCTTCTGATAAAACTTTATTATCCATCTCTACCTCTTCTGGTGTTTTGGGTTTCTTTTTATAAACGTGTTCCGTTATTGTTATTTTTTCATTCATCTTATCTCCTAAGCGGAGGCAACCCAAGATAGCGGGTGTCCCTGATTATACTATTTAAATGCTAAATAATTAAAAAATATAGTTTGCTTTTTTAATTATTACCAATATATTTTTTGATTTGCGATAGTAGAGAATCTTCCGTAATAATGGCGGGACTAACCAGCTTATTTGATTTGGACCAAGAAGCAACTTCGCATAGAAATCTTGTACCTATTTCATTCATTGGTGCGGCGTTAGTTGTAATAATATCACATCCAGATGCCTTAGCCTCATATAGGCTGAGCCCCAGGCCCTCCTGGCTCGATGGTGCGATAATACAACTAGACTCTCTATATATTTGACCCACTTCTTCTCTGGTTAAATCTTTTTCAATAATATTAACTTGAGGAATATTATATTTCGAGTCTAACGGGGATTTCTTAACTCCCGTTATATTTAGACTTATATCTGGATATATAATTGCGGCCCGTGAGAAGGCACTTATAACAAGCCTGGTATTCTTGGATGAAAAGTTTGGATTCAGGCTTCCCTGGTGATAGAATACAATATTATCAAGCTTCCTTCCCGGATAGAACAAATTGGAATCTGTGAATTTCCAGCTTACCCTTGATACGTTTCTAAGTCCTGCATTATTCAATGTTTCTTTGGTGAAATCAGTTACAGCCCAAATATCTTTGAATTTATTATAAAGATTTATTAACCTTGGGTTAACCCACTCTATCATCGGAACATCTATAACTGGTATTCCTATTCCATCAATCCACTGAGATGATTCCATTAGAGTTTCTAATGATATCAATGCCTCCGCTTTATACTTGGATATTACCGACGCTATCTGCTGCTGATGATCCCTGCCGGAGTCAAAAATTGCGAAGCCATAGCCCTGAGAGTTGTGAGAGTGAAACTCTTTTCTGTAAATGCCATTTTCTTTTATGATTCTGCCTTTAGGTATCAACCAAACCTGATGGCCCCTATCTTCTAATTCTTTCTTGAGAGTTAGGCCAAGATATAGAAGGCCCGAAGGATGATCATAAGTTTTAATCAGAAGTCTTTTTGGTAGATTTTGCAAGGTCCATCCTGTCAATAGAGGCTTTTCTTATTTCTTTAATATTCTCTGCGTGCTTAAGCTGAATATCACTTCTCTGAGTTAGAGAACCGCCATTGGGAATAATTCGATAATAGTACATAACCTTGTGAATATATTCTATTGGGTATAGCTCACTGATTCTTAGCCAGTAATCATAATCTTCCGCTATCCAATACTTCTCATTGAATGGTCCAATTTTGTTAAAGACATCCCTTCTAATTGTTGTAGAGCCAGAGGCTACAAAGTTTTGGGACATAAGCCTTGAATGATTGATTATTATTTTTTGAGGATAGAACTGCGGCCTGACCCTTCCGTTTACCAATATCTTATAGTTTCCGCATACCATTCCAAGTTCTGGATTATTAATCATGGCATGAACAGAGCTGAATAATTTGTCTTGATTCATAATATCATCATCATCTAAAAAGCTAATCAAAGGTGCTGTGGTCATGGATATTCCATAGTTTCTAGCTCCACCAGGGCCCACATTTTCAGGCGTCTTGATGAAGTTAACCTGAGGATATCTTTTTTTCAAACCAGATATATCTGATGTTGAGCAATCATCAACTACAGTAAGTTTGTAATCTTTATATGACTGATTTAGGCAACTATCAATAGCTTCGACTATATACGACTTGGGATTATAAGTCGGCATAATTATATCAACTTTCATATTCTAAATACTTCCTCGCGTAATCTATTGGTGAGTTCTTAAGATTGTCTATAACGAATTGCCTTCCGTTGCTTGCAATCTTATCATAAAGAAGTGAGTCGCTCATTACTTCCTCTATGGCTTCGCAATAAGCATTTAAAGTTTTGGGAACTACTATCCCGTCGTGTCTATTAGATAGCTCTAAATTTATCTTGGGATGAATGATACACGGAATTTTAGCATAAAGCTGCTCAATTATGGTGCATCCCATTGTCTCGCTCAAGGATGTCGAGAAATAAATATGAGACTGCTTAGCAGAACGAATATGCTCAGAGTAATTATAAGGACTTGGGTAGCCTATAAATTTAAACTTAAACTGAGGAAGATTTTTTGCCACCAAGAGCGCAAAGTCTACATCCTTAACCATCTGCCTGGAATTACCCTTCCATAGAATGGTTCCATCATCATTGTGAACCGGCTCCCATAGATTTAAATTAGGAGCTATCCTGAGTAGGTCTATTTTATTATCGTCTATGCCATAGAGCCTGGCTATCTTTGATTTTAATTTATGATTTACCGTTAGTATTTTACTGAAAGCATCAATTTCAAGATATCTTGATTCTTCTTCTCGATTAACAGTATCTATCAGGTTTGGCCCGGATATTATCTTTATCGAATTATTAAACATTTTAATTATGTTTACAAACTCTAATGAAATTCCGCTCCAATGATGTAGAACTTCTGATTTCTTAACAGAGGCTTTTATAGCTTTTGTATCTCGTAAATTCTTGACATTAGGATAAGTGCTTGGAATTTTTGAAAAAACATTGACTTCGTAGCCGAGACCTCTGAGTGATTCCGCAAAGCTAACGAGAGAAACGCCGGGGCCATTAAAGTGGCATCCGGCGTTTCCATAATTAAAAGTTATTATGGTAACTGTTTTCAACCTAAGAGTTCCTGTTAAATAAATCCTCTAGGGATTCTTTTCCCTTAAATCCAACCATTCTGTCTACTTCCTTTCCGCCTCTAAAAACTATTAGGCATGGAATACTAGTTATTGAATATTGGGCCGAAATTGCTGGAAAATCAGATACATTTACCTTTCCAATACTAACCGCGCCATCATACTTCTCAGACATTCCGTCAAGAACGGGACCTAGAATCTTACATGGTCCGCACCAAGCGGCCCAAAAATCAACGACAACAGTCTTCTCATTTTGGATAAATTCGTTAAAGCTTTCGCTATTTAATTCTTCAACTGCCATAAAATCTCCTAGTGGACTTCGTAGTATGAATTAACGGACATATCTTCCATTATCATGACTAATACGCTATCCTGTTCATCTTTGCTCATTTTGACGAAATCTTCAAAAAGTTCTTTTGCATACTCTGAGGCCAGCGTTCTTATGTAGTTAGATTCACCACCACTTTTACTGTAAGCTTCCAGTATTCTTAAAGATTCCTCAAATGATCCTTTAGTTAGAAACATCTTTTTTATCCCCCGTATCCTCCTCTGTCTTTTTATCAGAGTCTTCAACAAGGTCATCTACGGTATATCTTTCTTCCTGTGAGGCTGTTTTGGCTCCGTCTTTCTTTACGAAAACCTTAACCTCTCCATCTTTCTTAAAACTCATTAAGCCTCCTGGCACTATTTACAATAGTATATCCCAATATAAATATATTACCGCAAGGATTTGATTTTTTTAGATCAATTTCAAGAACCTGAGGAACTTTAGAAGTAATGATTCCTTGGCGGTAGCAACCGGTTTATTTATATGATCGGAATCCTGGTCAGAAGTGTTATCCTCCGCGCCAGTCACCGAGTTTTCAAGGGCAGCCTCGTCCTTGGAATTTTGCAGAAAGTTCATTTTTTCTACTTCCAGTAAAATTAATCTAAGTGATTCGCGTAGTTTACTGATTTCGATATCTCTAGACTCATCTGAGGTTTCTTTTACATTTTTACCACCAGCCGAACCTAATTTTTCATTAAATGCCCGCACTAAATCTCTGCCTTTACTATAATCAATTGATCTTTTTATAGCTTTAGCGGGAGTAATCGTGTTTTTGTTCTTTCTAGGGCCATCTTCCGCTAAGGCAAACTCATCTATCGACTGACTCTCTATAAGTCTTTTCTTAATGAGTATATCCCTACTTTTTTCACGTATCTTTATAAGTTTTTTAGATTCAGATTCAAGAAACTTAAGGTAAGCATCGCCAGACATGCTCTGTGATAAATCTAGCCTCTCAGAAATATTTATTTTCTTCGGAGAGTCATCGGACGCATCTTCACAGGATAAGCTAAACCTATTTGCCTTAGCCCTCATGAATGTCTCTGCTGCCTTGCCCCTAAGGCCAGATTTGTAGTACTCGGCAGTCTCTCTCAGCCCATCATCAAAATTCTTTACAATATGGTATCCAAAAGATTCACTTGCCCAGCCGGTATCCGCCTGAGAGCATCTAACATCACCGGCCCGCTCTTTTCTGTAAAAAGGCTCCATACAACCTAACTTTTCGTGTAGCTCATTTACTGTAACTTTAATGCCGGAACCAACATTAAAGACCATATGTTTTAATGGCATTGAAAAAGTTGATGCCAAATAATTCGCCTCAACTACGTTATCAACATGAGTGAAGTCACGGTATTGTTCACCATCCCCATGAATGATTGGCCTAATTTTTAATTTATTGCATTCTAAAAATGAAGATATTACCGAGGCATATGGTGAATCACCTCTCTGACGGTTGCCAAAAACATTAAAATACCTAAGACAAACAGTTTCATTCTTATAAATCTTGGAAAAAAGTTCGCAAAGTTCTTCGCCAAACTTCTTATGCATTGCGTAAGGAGACTTGGGGCTTAGAGGGGTGTCTTCCGGTGTTGGTAGAATCTGGGATCCTCCATAAACCGAAGAAGAGGATGAGAAGATAAATCTAGCACCGTGTTCTTTCGCAAGATTAAGAACATTAACCGTCCCCATAATATTTACATCTGATGTTTCAACAGGCTGCTCAACCGAATAATACACTCCGGGAATTGCAGCAAGATGAAATACATAATCAGGCATAAAGCTATCAAAAACTTTCTGTAGTGATTTCATATCTCTGATATCAACTTGTTCAAAGGAAAGGCGCGGATTATCACTATGCTGGTCTAAATTGGCTAGGTCTCCACGGCTTAGATTGTCAATCACACAGACTTCAAACCCCTTATACATAAGTTTATCAACTAGGTGGCTTCCTATGAAGCCACATCCGCCAGTAACTATTGCTTTTTTCATTTAATTATCCTTTTTAGTGAGCCAATATCATTTAAATACATTTCTTTCAGAAGTTTCTTCCAGTCATAATTCGATGACCAACCAAGCTTATCGGAAGCCTTACTGGGATCGCCGCGTAAGAATAATACCTCGGACGGCCTCATAAATCTAGAATCTTCCCTATATATATCTGAGAAATTTAATTCGGCCAGGCTACAGACGTACTCAAACATCTCTTTAATTGTAGCACCTGTTCCGGTAGAGATTAGATAATCATCAGGAGAATCTTGCTGAAGCATCATCCACATCGCTTTAACGAAATCCTTGGAGTGACCCTCATCCCTGAATGCTTCTAGATTTCCCATTCTTACTTCGGACTTAAGACCCAGCTTAACTGAGGCAACCCCCGATGTTATTTTCCTGGTTGCAAAGTCGTGCCCTCTTCTTGGGCTGGAATGGTTGAATAACATTCCATTGCATGCAAAAATATCATAAGCTTCTCGATAGTTAATCACAGACCAGTATGCGGCAACCTTAGATACGCCATATGGTGACCTGGGATGAAACGGTGAATCTTCCGTATATCCAGAGTTTGGACATCCGATACCTCCCCACATTTCGCTAGTGCTGGCCTGATAAAAACGAGTTGACGGAGAGAATTGGCGAATCAATTCTAGCTGATTAATGACAGCCTCAGAGTTAACCCTGAACGTTAATTGCGGCTCACAGAAAGACTGTCCGACATTTGACATTGCGGCCAAGTTATACCATTCATGTGGCTGATAATCATGCAGGACTCTTGAGATAAGTGTTGGGTCTAAAATATCACCATATATAATTTTAAAATTATCATTAGGTAATAGATGCAGAACGTTATCTATACATAGGTATGTACTCTTTCGCCTAGTTATTCCGATAACGGTATAGCCTTTGCTTAGCAAGAGTTCTGACAGATACGATCCATCCTGACCGGCGACTCCAGTAATTACCGCAGTTAGTCCCTTATGAGTTGTCAATTATATCTCCTGTGCGACGATCATAAAAATAAGCCAATACGTCTTTCAAAACACTCCACACAAGGTGCGCGGCCTTTATCCATATTTGAAATTTTTTCCATGTTATATATTAGGTACCTTATCTCTTTTCCAATGGCCCCGAAAAAATCATATTTTATTTCTTTTGATATTTAAAATTTAACAATATAGCTTAGGAATCAGAAAATAACTAATCCTCCAGTTCAAAGTATTCAACGGCAGCTTTTGAAAATTGACGTGCGGTCATATTAGAAATTTCCTCTAACCTGTCTATATTATAGAGTAGGTATTCTTTTTCCAGCTCGGTAAATATAGGAGAATTTGAAATAAGATCAAGAGCCTTGCCTGGGTCTTTTTCTAGCAACTTAATTGAAGCAACCTTATTAATCCAGGCGTATGAAAAATCTTTATTTGAATCGTTATTCGAATTAAAATTTTCATAAAATGCACTAGATTTGTAAGCATCCTTTAGCTTATCGACTCTATCATATATATCTGTTTCTTTACCTTCTGGCTCATCTTTAGAGAATCTAGAGGATTTTTTCTCAACTCTTTTTACAACGCCACCTTTACTCATTCGATTATCCTAAGTTATCTTTGATTATTTTTTTAATTTGTTCTATATTTTCAAACTTGGAAAATAAATAGCCATATTTTCCGAAATTGTTCATAGAAAATATAACGTTAGTCTTTGATTCTTCAGAGATTAATATGGATGACATTATAGAAGAGAATGCTTCGGGTTCTTTTAAAGTACTTTCGCAACGATTACCAAGTGCGTTAAAGGGAAATGGAATACTAAGCTGTTTTTGGTCTTTCATACCAATCACTAATAACGTTGAATTTATTATATCTAATTTCGCTAAATCTGTGATATATTCGTTATTAATTATATCATTTAAATATTTTGCCATTTTAGAACTAGATGATCCATCTTTATGAAGCTTAATTAAATTATTCTTAAAATCTTGCTTAAGGAGCCCAATTAGATGTTCCGTTAAGATATTCTTTTCGGTCTCATTGAAAGTTGCCGTAGATAAAATCTCTTTTATAAAAGTTTCTTTATCTTTTTCATTTTTTACTAGCGCATCTTTGAACTCTCTGGCGCACGATGATGCCCGAAGCCTTCTTTTCCTCTCTTCGCTATCCAATTCAGTTAAAGTTGTCATATACCTAATCCTTTCTAAATTTATTTCTTTCTTTAATAGCGGCCTTTAAGACTCTTCTTGGTGTGCCCTTCTTCTTCATAAATTGCAACAAAGCATTTGTATCCTTCGGAAAACACGCCCCGCCATAACTAAGCTTGCCATCCGGCCCAGGGACAGATACGTGATTTGAAGAGATCCACGAGTTATCAAGCATCATAGATAATACTTTATTGTAGTCCGCTCCGGTTTCTTCACAGAGGGTATAAAATTCATTAAAAATTTGCACTTTAATAGCATAAAATGAATTAGCGAAAAGCTTCATCGACTCTGACTCTTCAGGGCTAGATGTCGAAATCTTAGCATTAGGAAATAAGTCTTTATACATGTGAACCATAACTTCTTCATCATCTGAATTAACAGAACCTATGACTATGTGCTTTTGGTTTCTAAAGTCTTCAACCGCAGTTCTTGCCGTTAGAAATTCTGGATTATGAACCATTCTAAGTCCATATTTTATAGCAAGGTCTCTGGTTGTCTCTGGCTCAACCGTGCTTTTAATAACAACAATTCCCTCATATGAGTTATTCTTAAGAATCTTACATGTATCATATATTGCTGACTTGTCAAACCCGACTTTATCAACGTATGGTGTCGGAAGGCATAAAAATACAACATCTGTGTTAATAACTCTATCGATACTTCCAATTCCATTGTACTTATCGTAAGCGTTCAAACTATATTTGCCATCAAAGGTCGGAAGCTTTTCGGACAGCACCATTCTCATAGCCCCTCCGACAAATCCGAGGCCGATGATTCCTATGCGCATACTTAATCCTTTATTTGGTGTAGGCTGATTCAAACTCTTCCATTATAATCCTTAGCTCGTCTTTCTTAACATGACGGTTGTCTGATTTATACGGTGAGTCGAAGTATTCTTTTACTATTTCATATGACGGCCAATAAAACAAACTTTTACCGGCGTCCTCTGATTCTCTATAGAATTCGTCAATGGCGGACCTTAGTATAGACTTTGATACACTATTTGCAGTAACGCAAGATTTATCTCTAAATGTGGCAACAAGCGGAACCGGAGATAGAGAAAATACAACATTTGCATTAGGACGATTCTTTTTTATCAAACTATATATATATTTTATGTTCTTTTTATTCTCTGAGAATGAGGCGACTTTAAAAGCATGAACCTTTGGGTTAAATTTTTCTTCGGGTATGGACCTCCAGAAGACAGCACCTGACTCTTTATTATACCACACTTCGCTAAGCCCAAGGGTTATAATAAACAGGTCAGTCTTATTAAAAACATCGAGAGTCGACTTCCTCAAAGCCTTGCTTCTGGATATCTTATTCTTGTCAGATGCGTGCCAAGTCTCTTCTGAGAATTCTTTATTTTCATAGACCCACTCAAAAAGTTGGCGAATAGCAAAGGTGTTATTAACTCCGGCCCTGAAGTCTATTATTTCTCCGGATGATCCACTTGATATAGAGTATCCTTTTTCGACTAAGTAGTTTGATATATTTTCGGCAAAACAGCTTCCGAATGCCAAAATCTTTGTATCTTTGGATATGAAAGGCTCTTGTGGTAGCCATCCCTTTAGGATATACTTCTTAATGGCTTCGGGTTCTTTTAAATTTGCAAGGCTGGGGTTAAAATTACAATTTTCTCCGCGATACCAGCTTTTATGAGCCTCTCCGGATATTCCGTCCTTAGTGTAGTATATTTTTCCGTTCTTTCTTTCGGTCTTGTCGTTGGACATTTAGCCCTCCGGGTACACCAGGATAATGTTTTCCTCTTGGTATACAATACTACCACCAGGCTTTAATAACCTTAGTATGTATTTTTTATTTTTTTTAAAAAATGCTGCATCGTCAATAATCAATGCGTCTATTGCTCTATTGGGCATTGCCGATAGGCCGTTTAGCTCTTTGTCTTCGGAAATCCTAAATATAAAAGACTTTGGGTGGCTAAGACTTATACTTAAAAGTAAGTCGATATCTTTATCTGCCACCATATATTGCACTTGTAATTTATCAGACAGGGCAGAAATATTCTTAAAAGACTTGGAAGATAAGTCTAAGACTACATCATAGTCTTTTAAATTATAAAACCACCAGGATTGCTCCATGATGGCCTCTGTAGACTTTGAATACTTTTCTAAACATAGAGTTTCTTCAGCTTTAATTCCAATTATATTTCTATAGATATGCGGGCATAATGCACATCGCTTTTCGCAAAAAATATTAGATCCGCAATGACTACATAATAGATCCATATCCTTCTCCGAAAATTTTTCTAGATAATTTTAATAAATTTTTATTCCTCAAAAAGAATGATATAAATTTTTTGTCTTTAGATAATTCTTCCCATCTCTTCAGCACATTCATGCTGGTCGCCTGGCCGTCGAAGGTCTTTCCGTCAAAGCTGCTTCCGCCTCCATGATTAAATTCAAAATCATTAATTATTTTAGGCATTCTCCAGGGCCCCTCTAATTCTATCTGCGGCCTTCTTCCATGAATTGTTCTCAATTAACTTAAGCCTATCGGACTTGCTAACTAAATTATCTATGTCTGATAAAAACGTATTAAGTATGGATTCTTCACTGCAATCAAATATACGATAATCCATGTAGTCGTCAACTAAATCTTTTTTAATAAACGGACCATTAAATATCCCGATATCTACATTCTCATAGGGCCCGAGAGAATCGACTCCTAGGCCCTGAGAACCCCACTTTACAAACTTATCTTCTCCGCTAGGTATATATAGTTTGCATCCTGCCATCAAAGCTTCGATCCCGGTCAATCCACAACTTTCGACATGCGTTACACAGAATATATGGGAGCTATTCAGGCACTCGGCTATCTGAAAGATATTACATCCCAGTCCGTCTGCAATTCCATTTCTCTTATCGTATTCAGATTCCCACCATCTAAATGATAAATCATGAGTCCATTCTTTCAAATCAAAATTGAAGAATTCAAAACCTTTATTAAGTCTGACTAATTTAATCTTTCTGTCCGGAAATATCTCTGAAATTTTAAATATTGACTTTAGATAAACATCTGTTATATCAGCTCTGAAATCTTGAAGTGCTGCGTGGTCCATTACAATGTTTATCGAATCGTATTTCTTTGAAGATGGATCAAATATTTTATGGTCTGCGCACCAGCCCATGTATGTCGGTCGTATTGATTTATTTTTTGAATCATTTACTATGGCATCTAATGCTGCCTGGTTTGGAATTTTCCTAGCGACAAACAGATAATCTTCGTTATATTTGTTTGGGCCAAAGTGGTCATGAATTGAGCATAGCTTTACGTCGCTATTAATCTTTTTTATAAAGCGAATATCAGCGTCATTTAACTTTGCAAACCCTCTTTGAACTGTAGTGAGGCAATAGTCGACATCACTTTTATTCTCATCTAGATGGCTTAGCACTTTGGCGACCTGAGCCCTTCTTCGTTCTTTTGTTCCATAGTATTCTGATGATATATACTTAACCCACTCTTCGCTGTCAGCAAGATCCGATGAAGGAATAATGTCAAAGTGCCTTGATAGATATTTTGATAAGAAAAACGAACAGACATTAGCATGAGTATTGATGTTAATTTTCTTTTTTGGTTGCGGATATATTAAAAGCTTTTTCTTCATATTATTCCTTGAAGTATCTATAATAACTAGTCTTACTAAAATATTTTTTAAGCTCTTGATAGTTTAAAATTGAATCGACCAAGGTTCTGCGGTCTAGCTTCTCAGACCCTCGACCTGAGGTAGATGATACCCTGTATTCATTTAGATTTAAAAAATTAAATATATCTCTTGTGACAGCCTGCTTATCTAGAACTAAGTCTTCGTATGATACTTTGATATTATCAAGTTTTTCAATAAACTGTAATGCAGATAGCTCATCACTTTCCCAATCTTTAAAAAACTTATGCAGTTTGGACTTATCAATAAATATTGGTTTCGTATCGAGTCTGACTTTCGCTGCGTCCGACAGGGCGGCCCCGTTTTTCTCATAACATCCATATTTTCTAGCCATCTCTTTGGATAAAAATACCTCTAATTTATTGTCTCTAGTTAGAAATATAACCTTTAGCTTCTGCTCTGGTCGGATTCTCTCATGAACCTTGGTTTTGGTTTTCAAAAGGAATCCGCAAGCTTTACCATTACACCCTGAGAAGCCCTGCTCGAAAGCCCATGAGTCACCATGAGATAGTATATCCGCAGTTTGTGAGTCCGAATTGCAACAGATATCTGGATGAGAATTTAAAAGGTTCATCAGCATATGACTTCCGACTCTCTGTTGTGAAAGTATTACGAACTTAATCAACTTTTCTTACCATGTAGATTGTTTTAAATATTCGTTCAAATGCTAAGCCGTGAGAGTTAATTTTCTTTAAAAATTCATGTAATTCTTCCTCGGTATCCCTCCTGATGCCAAACCTAGAGATATCCATGATGACGCATCCATGGCTCTTAAATGATTCTAGTAGCTTATCGGTATTTTCATTATTATAGGTTGAGACGAAATTAAATGTTATTAACAAATCGTACAGATTACTATTTGGAAATCTATCCAATAATAACTTAAACTTGCCTGCATTTTTGAATTTATTAGAAACCATTGACTTTAAATGCTCTGAATCATCCAACCTATCCTTTCTGACCTCAATACCTGTAACATTATTAAATCCCAAAGCCGATAGTGCAATAGGTATCTGGCCCATGCCGCATCCAGGTTCGCATATTGCAGCATTCTTATCAAACTCCTCGCTAATGAATTTGATTATTTCTATTTCGGATTCCCCGAGAGCCATTCCTTGCGAAATTTTTGTAGAGTAGTAGTTATCGAAAGCTTCTCTAGTCTCACATATATGCTTGATCTGTTCGGTCATAATCTCATTTATCTTTTTAATTTTTTGCATCCCCATCACCATTATCCATAAAGCTTAGAGCTTTAAATACTTCATCTGAAGTTACATATTTTAAACTAACACGAGAGCCATATGCTATCTTGCTTAATTTGTCAAAAATACTATTGATATTATCATCTAATAGCGGAAATTTATATTCCCCATCAACCTCGTACTCTGAAGAAAGACTGTGCGAATATGTCTTGAAAAATAATGTGCCGTTAATGATGGGTGAGCCTGCGATCATATCATAAATAAACTTACCATGGTTTGATATATTTTCGGCTACAACGTCAGAGTAATTATCAATAGAGCTAGTCGGGTGCTTTAATCTTGAGTTCCAAATCGTAATCCTGTTCTTAACCATAACTTTGCTACCAAAATTTATAGCCATCGGATCCGAATTAATATAGTCGTAAGACCGCCATATTGAGGGGGTTAGGCATGAAAAAGGACTCCTTATGTGAGGATCGCATTTCTTACGACCAGCCGGAAAAGTAAAGTCGGCACTGCAGCCGGCCCTTCTTAGTATATCTAACTCACCCTCCAGCTGACAAACTCTTCTATCTGAAGCATTGAGGCCCCACTTTCCATGAACGAAGTGCCATGTTTTAAAGTCCCTTCCGGTATTGTTCCTTAGAAATCTAAGGCACATATTCAAATAAAGCGAAAACCTCTTTTCATCATCGGTCATAGTTCCTGCGTTAATAAGTTCTCTTATCTTCGCATCCCTTGCCGGCTCCTCACTTCTGGTAAAATGCTCATGATGAATGTGCAGCTGAATGTCCATCTTTGTCTCTTCAGATATTTTCTTTAGAATTTTTCCAGAACTAATCGTGATATCATTTTCTACAAACCCAATGGAGTCATCTTCAAAGAAATGGCCAGAGCCATCATCTTCGTCTCTAGATATTACAGCAAAAGTTGGTCTAAAAAATAGACTCATCTTTCTAGTATGTTTCTGAGAATTAGATTTCTCTATGAAAGAATCTATATGCCTTTCCTCAATAATTTTATTCGAGTCTAACGTTGTTGGTTCAAAATGATCTATATGAAAGCATAATATTTTCTTAATTCCTCTTGAATATAGTAAATCAGAAATTTCTTTATCCGTGTACATTATATTATTCCGTTTATACTTCTTAGCAGAGAGCCGAAATCATGGTTAATTTCTACTCTACTCTCTGACTTTATCAGTGACGCTGACTTTTCAACCCACTCATCTACATCATATATATCACTACAAACAGAGCTATCAGGATATAGTTCGCTCCATCCGCAATTATTAGAAACTAAAATATTTGAACCTGCCATAATTGCCTCCTTAATAACGTTCGGAGAGGCGTCGTAATATGATGTGCAAATAACTAATTTTGAATTTTGAATTATTTTAATAACTTCAGTTTGATTCATCAGGTTATACTTTTTGCAGTTACTAACTCCTGCAAAAATATTGCTCCCTTCACCTATAACTACTTTTTTATTGCTTTTGAACGATTTATTTGACATCAATTTTAAAGCCAACTTTGAATTTTTAACTGGCCTATTTAGATTAGAGCATATGAACGCTATGTCTATTTCCCTATCTGAGAATTTTTTCCCAATTTCTATTTTATGATTAAATGCCATAGATGTATCTATCGGTTGCTTAATTTTTTTATTTTTCCCGTAGTTCTTAATTAGTATTTTTGATGCCTGATGGCTATTGGGAATTACTAAGTCTGCCTTTTTAACACAGGATGCCTCGGGAGCAAAAAATAAAGGTTCCATTCTTGATTCTGTATAGCTGACGGATGATATATTTCTAGATGATAATTCAGACATCTGTGGCGAACCTGTTACTAGATAAACATTTTTTACCCCAGGAAACATAGGCCCTGAAATAACCGGGGCAGCATAGTTTTTTGACAAAATTATATCAGGAGTACCCTTCAGATACTTTTCAATTATCTTTACAGCCATCTGTTTACTGTCTCTATCGCCAATTCTAAAAACTCCACCTATGTTGTCTATATCTACAACCACGTCTTTGTTTTCAAAGAAAATACAGGCAACGGTGTGGCCGTGAAATCTTAGATACTTTACTAAAGCATAAGAGTTTGTAGCTGCGCCACCATAATAAGGATACTGAGTGCTAGTAATTAATATTTTAGACATTATATTTTTATAAACTCGATAAAAGCTCGACTTCTTAATTCCCATGACCAATTCTGTTCTATTTGGTCTCGAAGATAAATTCCATTTTTAGAAACCTGCTCACTGGTGGTTGAAATGATGGTCTTTTTTAATGCAGCTTCTGTTGAGACGATTGCTATGTCTTTATTCCTATTAATTAGCTGAGGAACATTTCCAACATTGGTTGATATAATGTTTCTACCACATGATGCCGCTTCAAGAATTGGATTTGGTGTTCCCTCGGAAGTGCTAAAGCAAATTAATGTGCCTATCGAGTTATAAAATTTATTCATTTCTTGACGGCCGTATCCACTCTTATGAGTCGCAATCTTAAGTGTTGATTTAACATCTTTTAATGCAAATATTTTTTCAATTACATCAAATCTCTTCACATCCCTATCACGATTTCCAACCCAACCAAAAACACTAGCATACTCTGATGGATCGCTGATGGGCTTAAAAAAATCTGATTCGACGCCAAAGGGAGTATTAAATATTTTTATACCAAGGCTAGCGCATGGCTGCTTAAACTCATTATACAAATAATTACTCGAAGTACTTATTGCGTCATATATAATAAAAGACTTAGCCATCTTATCAGCCTTCGGTCTTCCGACATGGCTTGATACGGTAGTAATTAACCTATAGGATCTCTTGCCTCTGGGATCTAGATACTTATTTATAATTCCATATATTGGCCAGTTTAGAAGATAAACTATGTCGAACCCGTCTAGATCGGACCTTGACTTAATCTCTTTAAAGTGAGTTATTTTGCTTGTATGTTCAGGAAGGTACTTAACCAGTGCATTTGCCCTGCTTGATAATGCCCAATTATAACTATCAACTACATAGAGTACATTTTTCATACGGCATCGCCAAGAACTGACTCCCACGATGATATAAAATCCTTGATGTGAAAATGCTTAATAGCTATTTCGCGAGCTGAGTTGCCAAAATCATTTCTCATCATAGATGAGCCAAGAAGTCTCTTTATTTCCAGAACTATTTCTTTATCATCATTTGATAAAATAGCGTTCTTTTTATGAGCAAAGTACTTAGATATTTCGTAATTATTTGTAGATACAATTGGCATTCCGCACATAGCTGCTTCGGCTCGACTTCTCGGCATGGCGGAAGAGTGAGTTGGATTAAAATATACACTGTAAGAGTTATATATTCTTATCAGCTGTTCAAAATCTTCAGCCTGTCTATCTACTTTATATAGATCCAGGTTGCCATGCCCAACTACGTCAGCTATCTGAAGTTTGGAAGAAACCCTATCCCATAGCGGAAATCCCATAACATGAGATCTTGACCTGAAAGCATTTGCTACTGTAAGAATTCTTTTATTTTTTTCCAAATTTAAATTACAAAATTCTTCAGGATCATATCCATGAACTATATAATAGTGCCTTTTATCTGGAAACTTTTTGCTGTAGTTAGTCATAACATCGAGAGAGTTCCACACAACATGCCGACAGTAGCTAGGTATGTCAAATGGGGTGGTGGTTTGAACTACCGCTATAGGAACTGCACCTTTCTTAACGAAGTATGAAACTCTTTCACGCTGAACTGGAGATCTGACAATAACTACATCAAAATTTTCATCTCTTAGGCTTGCCTCATCGGATAATGTTATATTTTCATTAAGAGGTCGGTGTTTTTCGTTCCAGCTTGGAATCTTTTTATTTGCACCAACCAAGCATATATCATGATTTATTTTGGCAAATTCTCTCTGATGCCCCTGATGAACATACCAGTCTAAAATCTTAAGTCTTGTCATATTTTTATAATCTCCATCTCTATAAGTTTTGATACATTTTCAACGCTCATAGAATTTGCAATTTCGGAACATAAAGTACCTTTATCTTTATATTTTTTATGATTGATATATACATCTTTTAGTAATTCGGACAAGTGCAACTCGCTTGGATATGCCCACCTCTGATAATTTCCATATAGGTGGGACCACTCCATATCTGATACGGGGCCCAGGTTATGATTTATAATGTGGGCAGAATTATTATCCAGGTATTCCGTAACGCCGCCATACTTGGTTGTCACAATCTGCTTACCCATTCTCATAGCGTCATGAATGGGCATGCCCCAGCCCTCACCATGATGCGGGGCAACATAGCAGTCTCCAGTATTATGAAGCATCTTAATAAATCTGCTGGAAATAACCTTGCTTGAAAGATATATGGGTGGATAGTATTTTAAATTAAGCTCTCTCTTTAAATTTATGATATCTGGCCTTATCAAGTCTTCTGTGTGCCCGGCTATATTTAGAGGGTTTACTTTTAATATTAAGATAACATCGTCTTTTTTAGAAAAAGCTTTATAGTACGAGCGAAGTAGGGTCTTCCAATTCTTTCTATTCTGCCATTGAAATATTGAATAAAATTTATAAGTCTCATCGCTAACTACGTAATCTCTTGAAAAGCCTGACGGAATTTGAATTTTCTCTTTAGCTGTCCAGTCGTTACATGGCGTTGGAATTACTTTAATCTCACCCCTGTACTTTGAAGCTATGCAGGCTTCTTTAACTAATTCGCATGGAACCCACAATTCGTCGACCTGATTAATACTATGAGACCACGACCTAGGAAGCCTGTCAGCTTCCCAATAAAAGTAGCCAACCTTATAAGAATTACTCTTATGCCTGTTATATGGTGGGCAGTGAAGATAAAAGTCTATTTCAGTTTTTCCCTCATAATTATTTAGCTTAGATATGACCGAATTTTTGTCACTTACGGGTGATAGTTGAAATTTTGTATTTACGCTCGAAATAGCAAAAGCTTTTGCAAAGTTAGCAACAGCGTTGCCATAACCCGTATGAGAGCTTAATGGGCCAAAAAATCTAACCGCCTTCATTGCCACCTCCTATACATATTCGCCTTGCAATATATCTATACTTTTATCGACCTGTGTATATCGTGTCCCTACGGATTCGAGAATGTCAATAAAGCTTTTCTGTATTGTTTTTATATCGTGATTCCCTGCAACATAATTTCTTGCCGACATAATAACATCCAGCCTATCTATGTTTTTCAATATTAATTCAGCATCCACTTTGGCATCCCCAGATATTGCGAAACATGTTTTGCCATCAGTGAGTATGTCCGGAATGGCGCCGACCATATTTGAAAAGACTGGAACCCCAGAAGACATAGCTTCCAATATTGATATGGGTGTCCCCTCCATATTAGATGCTAAAACGAAGGCATCAAAAGATGGAACATATTCGTGAACATTATTTTTATGCCCTAGAATTTTAAAGTTACTTAGATCTTTTGCTAAAATCTTTAGCGATTTTCTTTCGGGTCCATCACCTATAACCACTATGGTATCGTTTTTTAAAACTTTAGCTAAGTCTATAAGATACTCTATATTCTTTTCTTTAGATAGCCTGGCCACCGTTCCTATAACACTCCCATTGAAATTTGATAAGTAATTATTTTTTACATCAGACGGATAAAATAAATCAGAATCTATTGGTATTGGCAACACAGATCTCTTGAATTCCCCACTTATGTTGGCGGCTAATGATTTGGATACCACAATCATATGTTCAAGCTCTTCTCTCGATGTTACCTTTGATAAAGAGCCTGACCATTCAAAATCGCTGTGATAAATCTCCATCAGGTAACTTGATATTTTGCCCTCTTTCTTAAGAGCAATCATCCTTCTATAAATATCCTCACTGTTATAATACAGAACTATATCATAGTCATTGGATATCATGTGACCTGGCAAATGCACCGGGGACTTTAATAGTACGTGAGATACATTATCCTGCGTGATTAAATTCTGAAGATTGTTTTGCCTGAGATAGACAATCACGAAGTCAATCGAGTTAGTTTCGGAAATTAAGTTCTTAATATATATCTCTGCTCCGCCACAAATTTGATACGGAACAATAAAGCAGACTTTTCTTTTAAACTTTTCTGATGCCACGATATCTAATACATGGGCGTTTTTAGCTATTTGTGGTTCAGACTCCTTACTTAATATGGCTTTTTTTATTTTTTCAGCCACGTCTTCTTCTTGAGATATAATAATTCTTCCTATCTCTACGCTTCCGTATATATTCCTGTCTCTAGATATTCTAATTATACACTGCCCGTAATTCTTTTTGACATTCATACTTGCAGAAAAATTGGCCAAACTTGTGCCAAAATTAATTTCTTGGCTTAATATGATATCATTTTGCCCACTAAGAATCTCTAATAATATCTTGCCATTACCGGATCTCTTTTTGCCCATGATTTTGATCATATGCTGGCCTGATTTCAAATTAATATCATGATAAAAGCTAGAGGACTTTAGCGCAAGAATACTGTTGCCTCTAATTTCAAAACTTTTACCAATCCATTTTTTTGCATCTATAGAGTCAAATACTTTCATGATAATTCCAGTATCTTTCTTGCGGCGTTTTCCCAGGTAAATTCATTGACCGTTTTGTCCGCAGAGTCTCTAAAGTTTTCAAATAGGTCTTTGCTTTTATATGCGGAAAGCATAAGCTCTGCAAGATGATCTTGCTTAGGGATAAATGTTTTTGCACCCTCACTGGGAATCCAATACTGGTATCTTGCGTCTGCCTCTATTTCAGAAACATCACATAGTAAAGAATTTGAATCATTAAGAAAGTCTAATTGGCCTGTACACCTTGGCGCTATAACTAGCTTCTTTGCGGCCAGTGCTTCCAGCATTGGCATACCGAAGCCTTCTGATGATGAAGCGCTGACTAGAGCGTCACAGGCATTGTATAAGGGTGTCATACTCGGAAGCCTATCACGAACTACCTCTACAGACGGGAGGCCTCCTGGCCTGCCCATATGCCTCTTCTGGGCAGAGATAATTATATCCCTAACATTAACCTCGAATTGATATTTTCGCTTGCTGGGTTCAAGCTTGGTCTTAAGAACTAGGCAGGTATCGTCCTGGTCTGAAAATGCAGAGTAATAAGCGTTAAGAACTACGTCGATATTTTTTCTATAATGAGGTATCGATATATTTAAGAATTTAAATCTACGCCCTGAGCTCAGCCTATACTCAGAATTATCTTTAAAATCCTCAATATTAATTCCATGTGGAACTACTATGCATTTTTCCTCAGGCCATCCGGCCTTGGTAAAGACTTCCTTGGAGAAGTTACTTGACGGAAGAACGAAGTCTACAAATCGGTGACTACCTTTCCAGTGCTCGGGAAGTATGTCGGTCTCATAGTTATAAATAGCCATCTTATTCTTGGATGACTTTCTAAATCTAGATTCAAAATTTCTAGGAAGTGTATAACAAATATCTATGTCTGGGTTACTAAGCTCTTTATCTAGTCTAACCATAAGTTCTTTTGGAATTAATGAAGTTCCATTGGTTGATTTTAAATACAAATTATGATTTAGCCTTCTAAACTGAAGCAATATATTTCTCATGACAACCGACCATGAGTGGTCAGTCCCCAGCATAGTACAAGATCTTATATTCATCAGGTCCACCTTAAGACAAATAATACCTTGGCGGCCTAAAAAACTCTAAAGTACTTTAGTACTTTTATGGAAATTTAAGCTCACAGTCGAATGGCCCCTCTACTAGAGTTCCGGTAGCGGTGTTTCCAACTATGAAATAGCACTCATCTTCTGTTATTGGCTGCGTATCAAAGCAGGTACCAATTCCCACTCTTGATAGCTCATTAATTGATATCTTGATGTCCTGATTCTTGAATCCTGACTTCTTGAGGTAAATTCCAAAGTTTAAAACAGTTCTATTTACTTCGGATAACGCATCGAATAATATATTCTTTGTATTTAGAGTTACAATGCCCGTAGAAGAATCAATATTCATTCCAACCTTGTAAACAACCCCAGTTGTCTCATCTAGATACTCTATAGTTAATAAGACGTTGGGCTCAAAAGTAAATTCAGAATCTGCGGTCTCATCAGGTTCGATTACAAGACCCTTTATGAAGCCGGGAAGATGTCCGCTTCTTGATATTAGATAAGCGCTCATCGAAGTTATATCGATGTCGATTAATCCACCAACTGAAACTGCGCCAGGGGTAAATGACTTGATTAGCGATAAATCCTGCTCCAACGGAAGGTTAAATATTCTTCCGATGTTATCGGCATTTAGAATGCTGATTGGAATGATGTTAAATATATCACTTATAACACCGCTAGTTTGAGATGTTAGGCTTAAATTTGCAGATAATATTGAAGTTCTTCTCGGAAGCTTATATGGAAGAGTTATAGTTGCCCTATCTGTCTCGTTGGTTAGGCTATCTCTTCCGACGGTCATAGAGGTGGTTGCAACCACTGACTGATAATCAGAATTAACAATAACTTCCATTAGGCTGGAGACGAATGATAGACCTGGCGTTGGAGAGTTTGATTGAGATACTTCATAACTAAATGAGGCAGTTCCGGTTCCTGGGTGCATATCGGGATTGGAACCGATGCGAACAAACTGCCCAAATCTATCAATTGAAACTTCAGAAAGCTTGCCCGGTATAATATAATATGCTGAAACTACATCATTTATTCTTCTAAGTCTAAAGAGAACTTCGTCTCCGGTAAGATCTGGAGCATCTATTTCGTAATCAAAGTTGCTTATAATTACAGAAAGATTATTCCTTATAACTCCAGAGTAGAATAATTTTGTGCCAAGGCTTCCTACGTTCTTCCATCCTAGCTTTAAGGTGGCGGTACTTCCATCCATATTTGTAATTATTACACTTCCAAATGCTTCAACTCTTCCATTAACTAGACTAGAAGAGTCCCAAACAACCCTAGAGGCTTTAAAATCTAATATAAAATCTCCGGAAAATGACTGAATGTCTACAGGGCCATCCAATCTTCCGAATCTATCACCCGAAGCCGAAGATGTTGCAAGATCTAATATTGCAGGCTCATTAAGACCAACTGCATTAGTTATAGTTGTTATTGCATTATCATTAAAAGGATTTAGGGCCCAAGATGAAAATGAGGTGTAAGAGAAGTCAATGAAGTTTTCAGAGATAGATTCAATTGCGCTAGCTGCAATTTGAGAATTTTGGAATTCAGTATAGCCATCGGAATAGCCATCTACTGCGGCGTCTACAAATAAGCTACATATAGCTTTTGAAAACTTTATCCTTCCCTTGGATATGTCGGTATCAAAACCCACATCCTGGCAGCCAACGAGGGTTCCATCAGAGAACCTCATTGCATTAAAACCGGCGGCGGTCTGGCAAGAACCGTCTACCGACTTAATGAATGTGTTATATAAGTCTACCGAACAATCTTCTATTGATCCTGGCGGAAGCGGTATTGTGATATTCACATACTCGAAATCTCCGTGGTGCGGAACTCCAGGTGCGGATAGTATATCGCCAGACGGAAGATATAGGTCTCCTGGTAGATATGATTGATTCTTATAAACTGGAGAACAATCTATTCCAGGAAGACATTCCGGCTCGACACATTCGCATGGCTCAGATGACTTCTCTTCAACAAAGCTAGTCTCGACCATTCTTCTTAGGTCACAGACATCTACGAATCTTTGATCAAAAGCTGAGTCAACGAAGTCTATTCTATATTCAAATGGTGAATAAGGTATTCTAATTAGATTTAAGTTATCTGCATATAAGTTCACTTGGCTTGAACTAGTGACTACAACATTAAATCCAGATGAACCAATAAAGCTAACTGAATCTCCGTTGAGCGCAGTTACCGTTACAGAGACATTAGTTCCGCCAGGAGATACACTTCTTGAGGATATAACATAATCTCCGGCATCCAATGATGGAGCAGGTATGGATATAATATCATCTATCTGAATTGCCAATGATTCTTTTAGATCTGATGTTACAAATGCTATTTGAGAAGTTGCCGCAATAGAAGAGCCGGAGGACAGAGTATCCTCAAATATTATAGGATTATTATCTTCTTCAAATATATTCTCTAGATTTAGCCTTATAGCTCTTATTTCTTTGGGTATTGAGAAGTTTACATATCCGTCAATTGCGTCCTCTAGAAGCTCTATGTCGGTACCATCGACAGTCCCGTCATTATTAAGATCGGACTTAATGAAGTCTATAATCGATAGCTCTCCTCCGAAGATGGATGCCTGAGTTACCGTAGAGTTAATTGTATTTCCAACCAAATCCAAAAGCCTTGACAAATCGGATACAGTGAGTTTATCATCTGAATTTAAATCTCCAGCTTTAAAGTTAAAGCATTCGACGCTTGCTATTCTATAGAATGCGTTGCAGTTACATCCCGTATCTGGTATAATAATTCTATTGACCAGGTTTGAAGATAGCAATGATTGACCCGGATTTAAAATTAAAATCGAGCTAACTTCTGCAAGTCCTGGCTTGTCCATTGTGCCGGTTATTGGCTGCGCATCTCTGACATTCTTATCGGATACCTTGGCCAAGATAATCGGAGGATAATCTCTAGATAATACGGATAATTCTTCTGCTGTTACTACCGAGAAATATGGGGCATCAACTATTCTGGTATATACAAAGTTGTTTGTTCTGGGGTGTGTTCCGGGGTCTGTAAACTTTTGAACCTGATTCATAACTAGATAGTTAGTGGAACCTTCAGATACATTTCTAAGTGGTATATTTCTTCTATATAGTGGCGCTCTAGTTTCTCCTATAAATGTTTCAGTTTTTTCTAATGTTACGGCTACGCCGTTTGATGTATACGCAGTTCCATTAGTAACCTCAAGATCGTCAGAATAAACTATATGCCATAGTGAAGAATTGGAATCATTAACGAATCTCTTAGTGGCCGGATCATACTGAAAGAATTTTGACTCTTGCTTTAGGAATCTTTCAGTGACAGTTAGCGGTACGCCATCTTCTGACTTTTTAAATACCTTGTCAAATCCTAGGTCTATAACGATTGTTCCGGTTCTATTGTCTCCCCTTCTGCTGACAGAAAATGCATAGAATCTTCCGGGAACTAATGAAGGCTCTATGTTTGGGTTAGCAAGAAGTGTCCCTGCGAAATTAAAGCTAACAACTTGTGATGTCTCGTTTAGCTTGAATCCAAGAATTTCCAAATCGTTTTGTCCGACAGATACTTCTGCCAATGGAGTTATTTCTGGATCGAAGTCTATCATATCATTGGGTACAAAATTTGTAGAACAGTTGATTTCAGTCTGAAGCTCATAAACTGATAAGACAAGATCTCCTGAGAAATCTAGCTGCTGATCTAGTGGTAAAGACAGGTCTCTCTCAACTGCCATTAGAATGTCTATGCGCTGAAGGTTATTAGACTTTGATAAAAACTTTTGTCCGTAAGAAATAGATGACGCCCCACCTTTTTCAAATTTTATTTTTGACTTACCTTCTGTCTCAAGATACAAGTCTCCTATAGAGTCTGATGCGCCTAGCGCTAACTCAATCTCATCTCTAATCGTTCTAAGAGGGCTTGAGGTTACGAAGTTAATTAAATCTAAATTGGGGGACTCATCCTGGTATGTATTTCTGGAGTATGAAAAAGCCTTTAGAGGTTCGGCTTCCGTGATAACAATCTTTCCGCCATCGGATATTAAATTGAGATTATCTGCAGAAGATAAGGTCTCGGTTCTTCCGGATCCGCCAGAAAAATTATTGGTAAATATACCAATGACTCTTTGGTAGTAATACTTGGATAGTTTAGTTTTATTATCTAAGAATTCCATAAACTCTATAACTAATTCGGAATTAGAAGAATCACCACTGTAAGCTTTTCCAAGTATCATAATTTTAGGATGCCTTCTTCCCAAAATACTAACATTGGATGTCGTGACTTCAATTCTATTTCCAAACTCGGGGTCTGATGGCTGAACATCAGCTCTGATTACCTTGCCATCATAATTTCCGCTATTTATATCAAAAATAGAAGGGTTTGAAGATAATGGAGAGCTTGTATCTAGCAGAACTCTCATTGATAGTGGATTATCTTTTACGACACCACTTCCATGAAAATCTATAGCTAAGTTAGAAACTATAGAATTATTATGTATTTGCTCTGTATCTAGGTCCGACTCAGTAACCCTCTGGCCATCATAAATATTAACTTTCTTAGTTACAAGTCGTTGTTTTTTAAGCATTTAAAGCTCCGTACTTTTCTTTTAAAATTAATAGACGATATGCCTGATGCTTTAGCACTTTGGCTTTTTAAATCTAACTAAGGCATTGGTATGTGCAGGCTTAAGTCTATTAACTAAGTCTACAATCAAATCTTCAATAGCGCCATCATCTACTCCAATTACTCTGTCAAAATTATCGTAAACTTCTACATCAAAGTTATATATACCGCTAACTGGGTCAATAACGGTAGCAAAGTTATCTACAACATTTAGGCTTGCATCAAAATCAAGAATAAATGTGGTGGCGTCGTCAAGTATGACTGGAACTGCAGAGCTAAGATTCGAAGAGTATCCGAGATCAACATAATCACCATTTGACGCCCTGAACACATCCCTAATTACTCTGCTAAATCTTAAGTTATCTATTCTAGATCTGCAGTTATTATACCCCATCGTATCAGAGCCTATGGCGATTAATTTCAAATCATTGCTAAGTGGGATATTGAACTTTCTGGTTCTAATCTGGCCTGGCCTGGATATATACTGGCCATATACAAATCCTGTACCATAAACGATTCCAGTTCCGTACTTAATAAATCCACCCTCTTGGCCGTCAACAAACATTCTCATCGAGTCATTATCGGTTCCGGTTCTGTAAGTACACATTATTCTGTGCCATGTATTCTTTTTCCAGTCTACATCAACTGAAATAACATTATCTATGCCACCAGCAGTTATTGAAAAGACAATATTATTATCTTCAGTTTTAAATATCGAAACCCTATCTTTGCTGGAGCCTAGCGGTATGTAGGTTACAATAACATCTACATTATTTTTGGGTAGAGATTCCGCCAACTTAATGACCTTTCCATCAGCAGAAAGAACACTATGGGAGCCGAAGTTTTTCAGACTTCCGGTTCCGCCCTCAAGCCTTCCTGATAGTTTACTTCTTGATATTTCATCAAATAATATAGTTCCTCTTTCAACCTCTGAATAAAATTCTCTATACTCTGAGGATGAGCTAACTAGAGTGACACTTATAATTTCAGAGGCTGCGTTTGGAAGGACGATGGTATTAGAGTCTCTAGATATAACTCTCTCTCTTGATGCGGAAGATATATCAACATAATACCTTCTCTCACGATCCACAAATGTATCAACTGTTGGGCTGATCCACAATTCTATGGTTCCCTGTGGGCTTCTGAACTTTCCGTCATTATTAAGATATACTAAGCCACGACCAGTAGAAAAGTTTCCAGATAGTCCAAATTTAGAGTTAACACTCTTATCACTTCTTGGAAATTCATTAACGTTCTGATAAAAGTTAGCTGTATTGAATATAGGTCCTCCATCAGCCATATGAGTCTCGACATAAGCCCTATTAGAGTCATCCGGAGAGTATCCGAAGTTCATCATGGCTCTGAAAAACTCTTCATAGTTATTAACAAGCGGCAGCAGCGTATCCTTCTCCCTTCTGTTAAGGCCGAAAGATTCGTTTAGCTGCGTGTCTAGAAATCTTAGCCTTCTGAGTCTTCTTGACTGTAAATCGAAAGGACTATCAAATGGTATTAGGGCTAAGGTTTTACTGTCTGCGCAATATGGTGTGGACAAGTTAAAATCATCAGTTACGCTTCTAGTTCCCGATGTTTCTAGCTCAGCAACTCTGGTGTCAGATGACATTTCTGATATAATTCTGAATTGGTCAATAATTCCGCCGAAATTATTCATCCTTTTGTAATCCGACCCTATCTGAATCTTATCGCCAAGGCTATTGAGAGTTATATTTAAATAAGATGGGTACTCCACAGTGTAATATCCTGGTGGAATTTCAAATGGACTCTCAGAGTCAGAACCGGATACCGATAGAATAAAGTGACCGTTCTTATAATCATAGACTTCAGCACTTTCTCCTCCGTTATTGGGAGTGCTAATTGGGTCAGTCTCTATAATCTTAATCATTCCCGATTCTGAGTAATCGTTATCAATAGTTAGCAATGACCCATATACTTCATCAACCCTTATGAAGAACTTAGAGCCATCAATTTGGCCATTCTTGGATATCAGAAAGGTTTCAAAATTTGAACCATCGGTAGTCTCACCGGTTATGGTTATTGTACTGGAGGCTTCGGTGTATCCGTCATATCCATCAAAGTCGCAGAAGTCTACGTTATCAGAGTCAAAGACTACCGATAGTTTTCTTCCGAGGTTCTGTTTTATTAGTTGACCAGATTCTGAAGTTAGCTTGTTATATCCAAGCTCTGATTCGAGTGGAAAGTTAAAATCTATCAGGTATCGATCTCCAGAAATAATTGGCTCGGATGATTCTATAATTGTGTTCTCCATAACGATTCTTCTTATGGAGACATCTTTTAATGATATCGGCTCCTTACCTCTAGTTCTGATCACACTCATTTCATTAAATATATCAGATTTCTGAGATACGTATGATGATGTAGTTAATCCTAATGTAAATTTGCAATTTTCAATATTAAGACCGAATGTCTTTATGCTAACTTCTGCATCCGACAGAAGTACGGTTTGAAAATAATTGCAGTCTTCATCTCTTCCGATAAATTCTATAACCCTTGTATCAATATTGTACCTGAACTTTGGATTAGTAGCATTAAATCCTGATACGACGCTGTACTCTCCATCGACAACCTGATAGCCTACTCCGGCCATCTCCTCCTTGGCTCCATCCTGAGCTTTCCTGAATATTGCAAACTTGACATTCCTCAAATCAGTCAAAATCTTATTGCTTAGTCCGGCAGTAGGTGGTAATTCAAATTCTATATCACTTGTAGATACCTGGAATGTAATTAGACTAAGGTTATCTCCAGAACCAAAGGTAACCTGGTTAGAATCGATAACACTTCTTATTATATATTCCTGTCCTATTAGGGAGCCTGCAATAGTTGAGTTTTTAATTATAACAGAGCGGCCAATCATATCCTGGCTGAATATCGGCTGTGGTGACTGAAAGATAGAGCTTCCTGCGGAAACAACGCCCATAGTGTAGCTTTTGCAAAAGTCTATATTGTTGGTAAAAAAGTCGTAAAGAACCTCTCTTGATACATCTCTAAATTTATCATTAAGCTTAACGGGTACTTTGCCACCGAACTTAAAGATATTGGGTGCCTCTTGGCCATCGATGAATAGATGCATCTCATCCTTCTCATCGACACTATTAAACTTCCAGCTGGCCGCAATATGATGTACCTCTCCCGCTACAAAATTCTTAATATTGGTCGCTAAGTTGTATACCGACATATCCTTACCATTGGAGCGTGATGCATCAACTATTCTAAAATTCAAGAAACCTTTTCCATCCTTAAAGATAGAGAATCTTTGCTCATCATTATTCTTGGAGTCAACCAGGTACCTTATCTTATCTGAACATAGAAGCATCTCATCGATACCCATATCTAAGCTATATCCATCGTAGGCATCATAAGCGTCGTAAGCGTCCAGATATCCATCAAGACCGTCGATATTAAACTCAAATTCAACCTTAGAGTCTGTAGAAATTATAACATCCGAAGACTCTAGCTTTGAGTTAGAAAACTCTTCGTAAAAATCTCCGTAGATCAGGTCTATATCTATAATATTGCCCGAGTTAAAAAGGTAGAATTCTGAAGGGTCTACTGTTTCGCTATCTAGCAGCGTAACTCCAACCATTGGGTTGCTGCTAGGAACTACGAAGTCAGAAATCATAAACTCAAAAGCGATAAGCTGATCGACATAAATACTCACTCTATTATCTTCAGTATTGCAAACCATTCTATACTCATGAAAACCTGAATCATTCCAATTATACGGTACGGTTCCAAGTATCTCATTTATTTCGGAATCAATTAAGCATATCAGATGGCTTCCTCCACTATCGAATGCTAATTGAAGTTTAGCATTAATAACTTTATTTGAAATTACGATGGGGGATATTCCGGTTAGATTTCCCGAGTAAATGCCTGTAAATGAACCAGAAGACATGCCGATGATATTATCACCAACATCTATAACCCTCATTGATATTGTATAATCAAAGTTATCGGAAGATATTATGTCGGCAACTAATCTTGATTGTCCGCCTAGGCACTCAAGACCTTCGGTTGATGGGCCGGCTCTATATATACCATCCTGAGTTGATGTATCAAAATCTCCATCCTTATTCCATGACTCAACGCTCGTATATCTTCCGCCAACAATTACATTTATAAGTTCTGATTCAGAATCTTCTATTTTTGACCAGCCGCCTTCCTCAAGTAATCCATTACCGCAGAACTTAAACTTAGCTCTTTTGGAGCTATCAGGCGAGCAAAGATCGGAATCTTCTCTAGACCTAACGACTGATGAAAATTCTCCGTCTGTTGTTATGACTCCGGAAAATTTATGATAAGAAGGTACCGTCTCGTAAAGGATATTGTAATTATCTTGAGATATTTCAACATCAAACGGTGTAATAGCAGACTTATTAGACTTAGTTTTAAAAACCCACTGTCCTGCTTGGCGCTCTGAATTAATTGAGCAAAGATCGTCAAACCAGACAAATATGCCTTCGCTATCAAATAGGTTGTTTGGCTGGCCAATAACTTCTACACTTGAGTCATTTTTGCTTATCGAGAATGTAGAGCTGTCAGGATTGAATGACTCCGGACCTATGTATACATCCTTATTAGAAAATCTATTAGTCACAGTTCCGTAAAATTGAGATAAGTTGATATCGGATATATAGTTGCCATCAAGATTGCCAACTATAAATCCTGACAGGCTTTCTGAATCTATGTCTAGATCGATTTGAAAGTTGCACAAGTAAAATAGGTCAGTATAGAATAGCTTGCCACTATACTTATTTATACTGAAATAGACTTGATTGGTTTTAATATTCTTTTGAATATAAAGTTCGGTATCATGTCCCCAGTTAACTAGGTGGAACTTCTTAAACCCAAAAAATTGGCTTGACTTTGAATGATCAAACTTAGTTAATACCTCGACGTTCTTAAACATCATTCTTAGGTATCCCAAAGGCATACTGCTATTTATTTCTTCTGAATTTAAATTTCTAAGAGCCTGATTATTTTCGGCAAACTTTTTAACTAAAACTCCCGTAAATAAATCTGGTATCGAATCAGTAATCAAATCCGTGTTATTATAAAATCCAATAACTTGGTATAGTGATCCATTCTGATCTGATATCATAAAGATACTTGGCGAGTTGTCAATAATGTTGACTGCTGATTTAAAATCAGATAAGTCGAACCCGGAGACCATATCTATTCTGATAGATAAATCATTAAATCCCGAAAGATTATCTACCGATGAAACAACTTCGCACTTGCAGCTTCTTAGAGAGTAAGGGCCGGAAAAATTATCTATTTCATCTCCACTTATCTGGTCTACCTGAAGGTCAAAGTTTGGCACCTCGGTCAAGTTAAGGTTAAACCCGCCGACCTTATAGGTGTCCGCAAATAATACGGAGCCTGAACTATATCTAGTTACAGGATTAAACAGCTGGAATGGCCATGGGCCATCTACAATGTTTGATGGGCCATGAATACCTACCGTGAAGAATACTTCGTCTGGAGTCTCATCCTCACATAATACGGACTTATAATTCTCATAGTATTCAATTCTTCTCAGGTCATTAATCTGGGCGCCAAAAGACTCAGACTTCAAGATGGCCCTAAAGCTCATGTCCTGATTTCTGCCAAGATTGCCCTTTTCTTTGTATAGTGCGAATATTCCAGAGTCAAGACCGCCATCCTGTGTTGAGTCAGACTTATAATTTGATATTCTAATTCCAACCCCAGTTGCGTCGGTAGACCCAACGGTAATCGGAGAAGGAAGTAATGACCAGTTGTTGTTAAAATCAAAAGGATCAGAATTTTGAATTAAGTTGTCTTTATCTATGCCTATTTTGTCAATTTGAAAAGTGAGCTCTGCATCGTTACTTATTCCTGACCACTCCGGCCTAATCCACATATCTATAGTCCCCTGGTCTAGAGATATTGAAGAGACCGATGGAATCTCAACAGAAGTTTCACTATTAAAAATTAGTCCTTCGTCATGCCTTCCCTCTCCGAATGTTAAGTTTCCAAAAGACTTTGGCTTTCCGGTAGTTAGGTAGTCGCGACCAAGTATCCAGTTTCCAAAAACAAGTTCGTCTATCTCGGGTTCTATCTTGGTAAATGATTTTACTAACTCTTTAATGGCCGGAACCGTTGGACCCTTTGGAAATGTCTGAAGTACTCCAGATATGGCACTTCTATATAGCTCACGATCCGTTGAGACACCGAAGTTTCTAAAAAATGGAATATTTGTTAATGTTCCAAAGTTTGTGAGAAGCGCATCTCTTAGTGCCCCGTATCTGTAAGATACGTAATAGTTATCGCCTTCGGAGATTGCACCGCTAATACTCCAATCAATTTCATTATCACCGTACTCATACCAGACAACAATTTCATCCGCTAGATACGAGTAGCTAGCGAAGATAAATCCATCCTTGTAGTCAATTGCAAGTTTGGTACCAATCTGTGGTATAAAGCTATTTAGGTATACTATCTCGATTGTATCACCGGCATCAACATTGGAGTCTCCGGGGATAATTATTGATATTCCGCTGGGAGTTATAGTTGCCGTTGGCTTGACTACGATATCAATTAGTCCAACTTCTGGCTCAAGTACGGTGACATTATTTATCGCCGGAGTTATAACTTCAATAGTGGATAATATAGGATTAGAGTTAGATATCTCAAATACATTACCAAGTGAGTCTCTGACAAAGTCGCTTCCATCGGTATCGACCAGAGAGTAATCCAGCGTTCCCGAGGCAATAGATATGGTTGCCGTACCTAGTGACTGTATCACGAATACCGACTCTACTTCGGAAACTTTTACTAAATTCAACCTATCGTCAAATAATGTCTCACCTGTTTCGGTAGATATTGCCCCCACAAATTGTGTAGCGCTAGAGTCATAAATCTCAATTGATAAGTTTGGTCCAGAAACCGAAGTTCTTTTGGCCCTTCTTTTCTTTAGATCTATTATGTTATTTTGAAAAGATATAGAGCTGGGGTCATAGATATTTTTACCACCATTCTTTGCGGTGACTGATAGAGAAAGATCTGATGACTCGGGATTTCTATTTGATTCCGAGCTAGAATTTAAATCAGAGCCAAGCAAGTCCTGAATCTGATATATTCCAGATATTGACAGAATCTTGCTCGGAAGAGCTATTGTATAGTTCTCAAGAACTTCGCATGTTGGAGTGATAATTCCATCAATAGATACGAGAATATCATCTGATGCGAATATAAGGCTCTCATCTAAGTCTTGAATCGTGATTGAGTTTGAGCTAGTACTAACTAAATTATATGTTAAAACTGTATCCTCAGGCCTGTCGGTTGCTTTTATCTTCTTGTAAACACCCGAAGAAGTTATGATATTTTTAAATCTAGTATTTAAATCTCCATAGCTATAACTGGCGTTTCCGAGTTCTGTATTCTGAAGCTTAGAAACCGAAGCATAAACAACTCCGTTAGGATAGTCCACAGCGTAATCACCAACTATTCTTAGTCTAGATAAGTTTTTATAAAATTCCGTACCTTTGTTATCAAGAAGAGCTCTAGATATTCTACTTTCATCTGTGCTTACAAATCCTTGAAAGCTTGTTGGTCTAAAGTACTTCTCTCTTTGAAATAGAGATGTGTTCACAAATGATATTGACTTATTAGATAAGTTTCCGATACCATCTAGAGTCTTATTTAATACCTGCTGGTTATCTAGCTTAATAACCATGCCCTTAGTACCTATAGTCACTCTAGAGTTTACCGATGGTATCTCTGAGTTCGCAAATATAGCTGCAGATGTAATTATATTATTTGAGTCCGGAGTTCCAAAGAATCTGATATTGCTATCTTCAACGAAAACATCCTCGCCAATAACCTGCTCCCTAAAAAAGTAGTCTTGTGAGTTCTGGTCTATAATCTCCGCTGGAATTCCTGGAGAGAATATAATGCTGTTAATAGAGGCATTCGAAATAATCCTAGTTTCAAAGCAAGGTATTATGAATTCTCCTATAACTTTTAGCCTCTCCTCTTCGGATCTAGAAAAATTAGCTTCCTCGAAGTCTATATTCTTTACCTCCGGAGAGCGATCTCCTGAGAAAGCTATCTCTGTCTTTGTGTGAAATAGCGGCTGATAAACCTCTCCAGTTGTTTGGTTTAATATTCTAAATACATCAGTTATGGGAGAGTTGATAGTTGATAGTCTAAAAGACTGCGATAGCCTATTCTCAACAAGCTCCGGCATAACTTCTATATGATTCTTTGCCAAGTAGTCAACACCTTCGGCAAAAACTTCATCATACTCTATAACAATCTTAGCTTCGCTGCCTAACAGATCTCTACCTGGAGCCGGAACTATATCCTGATTATAAATTGTATAGTCTAAATTTTCAATAAACTCCCTTCTGTGAAAGTAGGAGGCAACAAAACTTTGTCTATCAGTTCCTTTTGCCGGCTCTGAAGATCCAAATAGAAATACTTCACCAGTCTGATAGTTAACTGAAAACTGACCTGGTTTTGAAGGAAGACTATTGGCATTAAAGACCAATTCAAACTTAAATTCGTTGGGTATTAGGCTCTCATCATTTGAATATCTAATCTTTACGCCGTTAAGCTTTGGAACTGAATTGTCAGAGTTAACTATAGGAGCATTTTTCAAGAAGAAATTAGTCGTATTAGTCGGAACTGATTCTCTTGTAACCATATCCACCCTGCTTACGCTAACCCTATCCTCAAGAATAAATCTTCCGGAGTTTTTATATAGATACGAAACTACTAGGGTATCTTCAACTGATGGCCTCGGCAGATTTCCAAATTCAGATAGTAGAAATTGATTATTATCAAGACTCTGAAATTCAAAAGCAAAATCCTGATCGTAAAAGTTGCTCTTTAAAGAGTACTTAAACTTTTCGATGTTATATTCTACGCCTATATCCCCATCACAATCTTCTATCTCATTGCTCTTGATTAGTCTAACCGAAAGGAGTTTGATTACATTTGAATTCCTAAGGGTAACCAAATACCCATCGAAAGAGTTTTCTTCTGTTTCAAGTGTTGAACTAATAATCTCATCGACAATCTCTACCTGCTGAAGAGAGATTGGGTAGTATGGTATCTGGCTTATTCTTGGGCTGATAGAAGAAATAGTGTAGTCTAAAATATCACCACGAGGTATGGATCCGCTTGAAAGCCTAGACACCCTAGTAATATCAAAAGCATTTTCATTTGCTAGTCTATCTGTTGATCCGCGAGTTCTTGTCCTTAGTTCGTCAATAACTTCTTCGGAAATATAATTATTACTTAGGGCCTGGCCAATTGATTTTTGTGCAGTATATAATTCTTCAGCCTGGGCAGATAGTATATCTTTTATTGTTGTATTTTCCAACTCAAACAGGCTAGGGACTGACTCGAACATTCTGTCTCTAAACGGGTTTATGTTATCAATTCCAACGAAGAATAGCTCCCTGGTCGCGGAGTCAAATGGAATCGTATTTCCGACTAAAGAAGAAAAAGGAACATCTCCGGTATCAAGCATATTAACTAGGTAATAGTTTCCGGAAACCTGCGGCCGAGTCTTTATTATGGCGACTGCTCCGTCAACCTTAACCCCTATAATTTCAAGATTAGATACTGATCCATTTAAAGAATCAATTCTAAAATTCAATGAAGTTATTTTCTCTGATAATTGATCACTAAAGGTAATCTTTAGCTCAGAAGTTGACGGTATTGAGAATGCGACTGGTCTTAATAGCATGTTTAACCTTATGTAATCCTAAAATCTTTTCTTGAAACGGGAGTTATTAGAATTTCTCCAGCTATAATAGACTGATTGTCAAGAGCTTTAATCGAACTTCTTCTTCCGGGCTTTCCCGACTCATTGAATAGTGACAAATTAAATGAATCTACACCAGGAACTGAAGTTGCTGCATTTATAATATCAGAGTAATCTATTGTACTACCTAGTGTCCCACTATTTAAAAGATTTGCTATTGCGTTTGATACATTCTGAACCATACTGGATGTTTCAGCTATAGCATCTTGGTTTATAATAACCTCTCCGCCTGCATCAACTTCCAATAGTGGACATTCTTTTACCAGAACATCTGCAGTAATAGATCTGACATTCTCCAGGTTAGCTGTTACATCCTGAATTAGCCGATTTATATTGTACCTAATTGTTAATCTTTCACCCTCTACTGGTGCTGAGAACTTATAATTCGCAAAGTACGAATCACCGACACCGGGTTGATTCTGAGAGAGTACGGATATGGTACCCAGGAGCGAACCGCCAGGACTTCTAAATCCGGATGATACCGATATGCTCGATACTCTGGCAAAGACCTTATTGGTTATAACCCTTCCGCTTGATTGAAAGAAGAGATCCTCAAAGTCATTGTTGTTGTAAATCAAGACGTTTACAACTAGTCTTTCACCGGGAGTATAAGATAGACTTGAGTTTGCGGAGGTTGGCGGAATCACAAAACTTGCTCTATTGACCAATGCGTCTTCCGCTACAAAACCGAATGCATACCTTGAATTATTAACTTTCTGGCCCAAGAGATCAAATGTTTTAGATGAATCTAGTGATTCTATTGAATCAACCCTTGCTATCCCGATGTTATTTGGAATTGAGGATAATGATAACTCTCCTGCAATTGCAGAAGCCAAATTAAAAGTTCTTCCATTAATTGAGTTACCTGCGGTTATTTGCAAGCTCATTCTTGTTAACGTTTCTCCGGAAGCCCTAATCTTTCCAGCTCTGGTTGAACCTGAAATATTTACCGATAATCTAGACGGACCAAACCTCATTATACTGAGCGGGTCGCCCGCAATATCGTACTCAAAAAATAACGGCTGATTTGAAGAGCTTATCGTAGATAGTGATGAATTTAAAAGTTTATTTGTTCCATCAGATCCACTAATCGGAAGAGATGATAGTGATATTGAAGATACAATATTATTTATCTCTGCAACGTAATCTATAAATACTTCATCTTGCGTTAGAAATAAATCTCTGACATCTTGAAGTATACCTATAGACTGAAGAAAGTTTTCGGATGGTAGATTGATAATATTATTTGAAAAAGAGCCATCAGATTGCTGAATATTATAAATTTCAAACTTATTATATTTGACTATAATATCGGATAAGTTATCAACCGGTGAGTCGGATGGCAAAGTAATAACCCTGTTTGAAAATGAACCATCAAATCTTAGTGTATTGTACAGTTCTAGTCCATCAGAAGTTTTTATTGATATTATATTATCAATAACGGGCTGGGAAGATGGTATTGTAACCCTAAAAACACTTAAACCATTCTCAACAACCTGGGATACGGCACCGGACGTAGATACTATAGAATGAGCTGATATTACACGGCTAATATCATTTTCAACCACAATTCTATACTCTAGATCGTCCTCAGTTCTTTCAACTACCGATGACTCGCTAGCGATAAAGGCTGATGTTCCCCAATCAACTGAGTCACCAACCTCTGAGTCTAGTGCCTGTGAAGCATTGAATTCACCGTTGTAATCTATATACTTATCGTAGAATAGCCTCCATGTGTAATCTACGCTTAGCACGTCGGAGGGGGATGGAAGAGTTTTTCCAGATATTACTATCTCGCCCTTCAAATTTAGGCCAGTCTCTGGGTCTATATTTTGAGACTGAATGGTATATATTTCTCCAGTTGAAAAATTTCTAACCCTACTCACTGTTAGGGCTGGAGAGTGGCTCAGCTGAATAACTCTTCTATCTGAAGACAAAACCTTTGAGTTCTCGGAGGAAATAAATATATCCTGATAAACATTTAGTATTTCATCTATGTTTGAAAAGCGAAGAGCATCTATCGAATTTATTGATTTTTTAATTATGTTCTCAGCGCTAACCTCTTTTTCGCCAGAAATAAATCTAATCTTATCAAATCCAAACGGACTTCCTCCCGTCTCAGGGTTTAAGTCCTTTAGAAGCTGATAGTTTCCATATAGATTACCGTCTGCATCAGTAAAAGCTTCAGCTAGTATTCCGGACGAAGTTCCGGTTATAGATATAACTGAATCTGCAGGCTGCGCAGGTAGAATACCCTGCCTAAATGCTCTCAGCCTTCTTTCTTCGGAGGTTAAAGTTCTATCTAGGGTTCCCTGCCCTAGAATGTAATCATTTCTATCGTCAGTCGGGTTTCCGGTTCCAGACTTATCTGTATAGATATATGACTCTACAAATTCTTCCAGCTGGGTTCCTAATATATAGAGATCAACTTTACCACCAGTTCCCGAATTTAAAATTCTAAAACTGCCATCATTAACCTGAATCGTCTCGGTTCCATCGCGAAGCATTAGCGTGTTACCGGGTGTAATAACTATAGCATCATTTACACCACTAACTGATAAGCCCGCATTTCTATATCCAAATTCAGTTCCAGTATTTGAGCCGCTAAATACTGAAAAAACTCTGGACCTAAATACGGCATCGCTTTCTTGGTTAGCTCCGCCATTGAAAGATGTTATGTTTGTAATGTTCATCGCGTCTTCAAGGTTGCTATCAATTATTTGATAGCTTGCTATATTTCCGGATGTGCCAGGAATATTAGATGAAACTGGAATTTCTATAGCAAAGTTATCCGTGATTCCAACAACATTAAGCGCTGAACTAATTCTGTTGGCTGTGGCAGAAAACTTACCTCTTTCTGCTGCCGACATAACAAAATTTCCTATGGTCTTGAAATTTAAACCATTTCTGGCGGATACCACTGTACCAGCGGGAATTTGAATATCTTCTATTATCTGATTTGTGCTAAATACGACTATACCATTAGAAGGTGTTCCTGGGGATTTGACTATTCCAAAATTTCTAGCCCACCGGTCTAAATCTTTTCCTGTCGCGGAATCGGGTGATTGTTTTTCCGCGACCAAAGCAACCGAGGTATGAAGCCGCTCAAGCTGGTCGGCCTGCATATCAATAAATAAATCCCGTGAAACAGTTCCGGGCTTGGTATCCAGGTTGGGCTGGGTCAACCTAAGCCTTTCAAGCATAGAATTAACAATTTCGCTAAATGATCTAAATATTGCCAAAGTAAAAATCCTATACTAAACGAACTGTTATTGATTCGGTAATAGTTGTTATTGCGCCAGTCTGTATACTTATAAATATACTGTAAAGTCTTGGGTCTGTGATGTCTCGCTCAACTGATAGTCCTAGTATAGATAGTATTCTCTCACCTGGGGATAAGAATTGACGCCTACCCTGGGAAGACTGAAGGGCAATAAGCTTTCGAAGAGCTTCCCTTGCGGAAGACTCAAGATCTATCTCTAGAAGATTCTGATCTGCTACAGAACCTATAGTCAGAGAGCCCACATCGCTTCCATACCTAGGATGATACTTGTTTTCACCTAGGGCGGTGAGCATAATCTTAACTATGTCTTGTCTTAGCTTTTGGTTATCTACAACGATATCAACCAAGCCATCTTGGCTTAGCTTTATGTCGCCATTTTCTATTTTTAAATCAAAAGACATGGCTTTGGCTCACCTCATACTATTTTACTAAAATAATAGAATGAGCTAGGTTAAAGGTTCTTCATTTTTAAGATCGGAGATAAATAAATTATAACCATCTATAATTAATTGAGTGAGCTCTTCAATAGCCTCTGCTGCATCTTTCTTTGTAGCATCGGCAGGTAGCAAGCCTGAAAACTCTCCAGACTTTATTTTTTCAAACTGCTCTTTTGATAGCAGGCCCAAAAGGCTGTTCTCTGATATTGTGAATAGCGCTAGAGAAAATACTGCGACATCAATAGTACCTATACCAATATCAACACCAAGTACTGTATTTATAGATTGAGCTAGGCCATCTATCTGAATGCCGGATAGGCTCTCTCTTGAAACCTTAAGCTGTCTTTCTTGTTCAATTAATCTTTTTCTCGGAACATCTATTATGTTTACCAGGCCGCCCATCATATGAGAATTTTTTATTCCAGAATTTCTCTGTGTCTGAGACTGAAGATCTAAAGCTTCAGAGTTATCTGCAAGTAAAAACATAATAGAATCTTCAATTAGCCTCTGTTCATTAATTGAGGATTCTTTAATATCATTAACCTTACCTTTGCTCAGGTTACTAAGGTTGAGCACCCTTTGCTCCCGATTATCCATCGGGCTACTTAAACTTTCATTTTCTTGCTCATAGCTAATTTTAGTCTTATATATTTGATCATTTTGAACAAACTTCTTTTTAGTCTTCTCTAACTCATCGATAATATTGTCTATGTCATTATACATCTTATAGGCCAAACCCTTAATGGCGCTTCTTAGTCTAAGAATAAATAATGATTCCAGTACCCCATAGCTATCAGTGTTTATTTCAGTGCTAACATCGGAAGTTCCGACCAGCTCTCGAAATACCCCTCTTCTTCCGGCGGAAGAGTCTTCAAATATAGTATCTGTTCCGCTAACTTTGTCTAGACGAATTCTGATGACCGACTCTAATAGTGTGGGCTTGACTTCGTTATTATTAACCTTTCTAACCCTAGGGTTAGAAAATGGTGGTGCCACCATTTTGCTTGGCTCATTAATTGCGGAAGCTATTTCTATATCCTGTATTGGCGGAATAAGTAAATATGAAAACTTCCAGAGATCGTCCTCTATTGCGTCTATCTTGGCACTAAAGCCGCTCGCATCAATCTGGCTAAATATTAGATCGACAAAATCTTTATCTATTATAGTTCCTGTTACTGGGTTTATGTAGCCAGTCTCTTCTTCGTTTAAAGTTATGATCTCAACTTCAATAGTTAGTGGGCTTCCATCTGTATTTAGAACTATATCGTTTTCTTCATCATATGGCAGCCCTAATAGGGTCGCCCTCTGAAAGTTTGACAGAACTCTGATATTTCTACCAAGCAATGCAATATTATCTTCCTGTATATTATAAATGTTGGTATCTATCACTATCCTTCTAGAGTCTTTCTTAACCTTTCTCTCTCTAAGAATAGTTCTCTCCACTTCAGCAAAGGTGGCCTTATATGGAAGTCCAGTCACTGGGTCTACCACCGTCATCTCTGTAGATTTTCTAATCTCATTATCTTGAGAATTTTTTGCAAACTCCGATGTACCAACTGATGGCATTCCAAGCATTCTCATGAATGTATTTTCATATGGCTCTATATTGGCAAACTCATTGGCAACATCGACTGAAAATCTATTTTCAACATCCCTATCGATAAAAAAGGTCACCGGAAGGTAGCTCGATCTCATATTTCTAATTGTCTTAGTTATATCGACAAATTGTTTTATAACATCAGATGTTGATGCGTCTAGCTTATATGCCTCGGCCAAGGTCTTTTCGTTTAAAAACCTATTAGCATCGTCACCCTCTGACGGCTCCTGATCGCCAAAGACATCGTTAAGTCTGGCTTGAGCCTGAGCAATTTTTGTATTAAGGCTTTTTGGCATTAGTTCTCCATTGACGAACCGAACACCTGAGGATCGGTAACAGGTAGCGATGATACATCATTATTAGTTAGTATTTTCGCAGAACCCTGCTGGCCACCTACAAAGAATATGCTGATAATTCTATCGATCTTTTGAAGAGCGCCAAATGGAGTTACTGCCGGGGTTCCGGATGGAAGCATATCATCAACGCAGTCTATCCTGCTATTGTCTAGGTTGGAATTCAGGCCTGCGAATGTAATAGCCTGAATAGTTCTGTCGCATACCTTTGCCCGAAGCCTGACCTCGCCTAGACCATTTGATTTTACCCTAGCGAAATAAGAAGTTCCATTTTTATTGAAAGAATTTCCTAACGAATCTAATATAATTTCTGCTGACCCCGTCTGGTCTGAAATTATGGTAAGTTCTATTTTGCTCGAAAAATCTCCAAACAAGAATTCATCAAAATTATCTCTCAGTATAACTTCTATAGTTGCTTCGCTACCCAGCGGTATCTCTGCACTGTCACCTATACCAGCCGCAAACTCTCTAGCTCCCGTGAATGCCGGACCGGACTCTTCGAAGCCCTCTAGGGCCTCCTCACCTGTATCTATCGGCGGAGCATCAGATCTTGGTGTCAGATCGTCATCCCCCAGGACCTTAAATGATGAGTTTAGGCTTGAGACAGCGTATTTACAGATATTATCAGCTGCGTCTTCAAAGCATTCAGTTGCTGTTTTAACATTTTTCTGAAGAGTATCTATATCTATCTCTTTTAATGAGCTTATGCCAATTTGAGAACTTCTTCTAACTTCAGAAACCTGCTCGCGGATACTATTTATGAAGGTGCTTAAACATTCCTGTGACCCATCCACTATATCTGTTATATCCTCAATATTATTCCCCTCAAATGGAAAGCTATTTATCGAAGCCGTGGAGCAAAACTGCTCTAGTTGCTCCGAAGCCTGCCTCATGTCAAAGAAGTATAGCTGAGGAAAATCAAATATCTTTATGGTATCTCCGTTGTCGTCTCCGTCTACATCTCCATCACCATTAGTATCTATTTCAGCCTCTTCTCTTGAAAACTTCATCTTTGGAGCTGAAGGCATATTTGCAATTTCAGCAATAATTTCAGAAACACTGCCGTCTGAGCCAAACTTGATTCCATTGTCCTTTACGAAATAAACATTAAAGTTATCATCCATCATAACCATCATTGGTATGTTATCAAATGTTCTTGACACCACTTCTGTTCCGCTCTGCAATGGAACGCCAGTAGTTGGGTCAGTGGTTATAATTGGAATATTTAGATCAACGACCAACGACTTAACACTGGCCGTATTCCCAGTTATATTAAGAAAGCTCTTTCCATCTATAGGGCTGAATATATTTCCATTTTCTGTAATAACTAATTGATTATTGGTTTGCTCAAAGAAGAACAATGGCGCATCAATTGTTTGGTTCGGATCGATATTTTTTTCATTCAACGCGGTGCTTTTCGCTCTATTGTTAAAATTAAATTTTACCTGCCTTGATTTTCTACCAGGCTTAGTGCTCTTGGTAAATGTAGGGGCCATGGTTATATTAAAATTAACGCCATTGCTTCCAGATGCCGTTGAGCGAAGCGAATCTTCGTCGATACTTAATGAATCTAGAAATCCAGATACGCCTAAGATTGCGGCAATATTTCCGGGGTTAGCCTCAGTTGCGCCCCTAGTCGAACCGTCATTTGAAACTATATAATCCTGAGCTACTGGCAACAAAGTTGAAAAATCAATATCATCATTTTCTGGAGATACTATTCCGGCAACAATTCCGGCTAGCATGGTTCCGTCGACTCCACAGTCTGACTGCCCATCTCCGGGGTTTACGGAGCATGGAAACCTAAAGGTTAGCTGAAGCAGCTGCAAGAATATCGATATAATCGAAGCGACCGGCTCAAAAACCTGAAGGTCTGCGTCTATATCAAATAAGTACTCGGACAGCCTTTCTTCGAGCGATTTCAGAGCAGCAAAATTTATCGGCTTTTTGCCCGCAACATTTATTGCTCTAATTATCTCATTGATTCCTGTAACAGTAAATAATACCTTATCAACTATGCATTGTATTAGCTCTAAAAGATGAAGAATTAGCTGCAAAAACATAACTGGTATAGAGAGCTGAGGAAGAATTAATATTAAATCATAAAGACACTGAAATAGCCTAACAACGGCTCTGGCAATTTTAATTGGATTGAGGAGCGAGCAGATTACATCAATAATACAGAAGATAACCTGTACTGGAGTCATAAGGACTCTGAATCCATTTAACGATACCTTTAGCTCAGCAAGCAAGTGAAATGACAGGTCGCAAAAGGATCTAATCAGATCCTTGGGAACATTTGCCTTGTCTAGAATAACGCTGATAAACCTTAGTGGGTTATCGGAAAGCCTATCAGTTATCTTGGATATATCTGGAACCTTATCTTTTAGATTTCCAATTAACAGGCCTGTCTCTATTTTCTCCAGCTCTGCAACATAACTTCTATTTAGCTGGTCTCCGGCCCTAAGTCTATCTGAGTTTTCATCAGATGCGCATATTGTTAGGCAGTTATTTTCAGATACTATAATACCATTTAAGCCATCAGGTGCCTCTATAATGGCTTTATATACGCCATTTGAGACTTCATCAACTTTAGATGGTCTAACCTCTAAATCATTAATCTTAATAATAAACTCTTTCTCTCCGCCCTCGACTACAACTTCGTATTTTTTACCAGATTCTAGCTCAATCTTTCTTCCTGAAGAGATAATTATAGGCTCTGTGCCAATCTCGTTAATTGAAACAACCTGAGAGACGTTGTATTTAATTGTAGCAAGCTTTCTAATTGAGGAATTTAGAAATAGAAGTGTTGAATTTAGTGAATTACTATGAAGATATCTTCCTGGTGGGAATATTGTTCCAATGGGAATCTTTAAAAAGTTTTTAGCTAAGGCGTTAATTCCGGTAGTTTCCATTACCGAAATTAGAAGATCTTCTTTGCCGTCATTTATTGTGATGTTGCTGGTCGATCTTATTGCAACTGGCGAAAAGGTTCCGTACTCTAGCTCGAAGGCACTTGGTTTAAAAACTAGGCCATTTCTAGTAGATACCGGAAATAGCGAATCTATTAGATTATCTGAATCGCCAATAATTCCGGAGTTAAAGTCAAGCCTCTCTATAAAATCAGAAATATTGGAAGTTAGTGCCTCTGGCTCTATAGGCTCATCGAGTAAAAATGATTTATCATCCAGAAGATTTAGCGAGTCTTTTATTATAGCAGTTATCTGGCCGGTATATTCTTCGCTAGAATAATTACGTCCAAAAATTCTCTCTCGTTTAAATGTGGTTATATCCAGAAAGCCCTTCTGCCGGGAGGAAACATTATCAAACACAAATAATATTTCATTTCTTCCAACCATTTCTGGTTTTGAGGCAAGCTTATTCATAATAGATTTGCCAGCAAATCTTATATCGTATCTCTTATCTAGCCTCTTTTCTTCGATGCCGGAAACAATTACTGCAAGCCTTGGTATAGAGCCTCTAGTTGATATTTCACCAACTCTATCTATAGGCTCAGAAAACACCCCGGATAGGCCCTGCCTGTCACTAGGAGGAAATGTAGAAACCCTACTTCCTGAAATTTCAGCAGCTAATCCTAAAACATTTGACGGAGGTATAAATGCGTAATTATTGTCATCCCCAATCTCAATAAAATCATAATTACTTTCATCTTCTTCAAAAGTAATTGTCCTGTTCTGACCAAGCAGCTCTGATATCCTTCTATTTGTAAATACCAAATAGGCTCTTCCTATGCCTTCCAACCTAGAAAAGTTATATCCGGAATACTTTCGACCTGGGAAATTTATGGTTGCATTTTTAGCGCTTAATAGTTCTCCTCCGAAGTCTCCATTTGGTGACTTTTCGAAAGTATATTCTATATCCATGGCGAGCAACAAATCTGTTGGCAAGCTTGGGGCAGAAACCGAAGCTATTCTATCAGGAAAGCAAAAGTCCTGCATAACCTTCAGGTCTTCTTCCGTATTTGATAATGCTAAATACGCATAAACATTTCTCTTGCCCGTAAATATTCTAGTGGATGATTTCAGTCTTAGTCTGGCACTGCGCCCGTCCTTGAATAATGGGACTCCGTAGATAGAAGGGCCACTAAAGTCCCTTGGTTTAATTTCGGATCCTCTAAACTTAACTAAGCTGGGTACTCTTGGCGACGGTGATACATCTGGTGACGATATTGATATCGGGAAAATCTGAGAAATAAGATTAGAATTGAAACCCTCAATAATAATCTCCCAGCCTCCTGTTGATAGTCCAATTTGAGACATCTGACCTATAACAAAATCAATAGTTATTTCTTCATTACTTCTTATGATTGCAGGGCCGACATCTCTTCTTAATGGCAAGGTAATAATCAATCCGGAGTCATTTTCTAAAATTACCTTAACTGCGGAATCAAAGTTATCACCACTGATTGATATAAGAGTTCTATCATCTAGGACTATAGCTGTAACATCATTAAACCCCTCCGGCGTAACTGCAACCACAGATGGTGCAGGAGCGGAGAGTCTAATTATTGGGCCTGATACACGCACCACCTGACCAACAGTGTCACGAGCGTATACAGCGTAACCTATAGAGCCACTAACTGCGCTTATATCTATGCCGCTAAAGTTGTCAGGTGAAAATTCAGCAATAAGTAAGTCTCCGGATTCCGTTAGCAATGCCTTAGGCCACATGGAAGGCACGGAATCATATATCTTTGGATAAACTGAAGATAAAATCTCTATTGCTGCGGATGAAGATATATTAAAGTACTTTCTATTGTTTCGCTCAGTAGTTCTTCCTAATGACGAAGACATAACAACTTCGGGCCTATTCATCTCTCCAAAGTATATTGCGGAGTTTATATTTCCTATATACGGAAACTCATTGCCTGTATTTTGTTTTGAAAAATACTTAGGTATCGAATTATAAAGAACAAGTGATTCGCTTGATGATGGGGAGCTGGCCTCATTGATATATGGAGTTCTCATAAATCCACTTTGAATTGGATTTGTTAGAACCGGAACCGTAAATATTTCTAGGTTATCACTATATGTATCGATTGGCCTGCGCGGCAAAATCTGGGAGGATGGTGATAGGTTATTTATTACAGGTGATAAATAAATTTCCATCTGTTCATTGGTGTCAGATTCTAAGGCTACTACTAACGGCTTTCCGGGAGAGAACTCCTCCTCCTGCTCCCCTGATAAGGTTAATGAGGGTGGCATTTTGAATTCGCCTACATCTATCTTCAACCTACTTAAAGTTGAATTAATCATAACCTCTAAAAATATTTCAGAGTCGTTAGTTATAATATCAGCTTTATCTCCAGAAAGGTCTCTGCCAGATAGATCAGGCATCTTGATATATATTCTGCCATCAAGAATGGTATAGTACCCTCCCAGAACCGGGGAGCTCCTTCTAGAAAGAAGGTCTCTACTTGAGATATTTATAACCGGAAAGAATTCTAAGGCTAGATCGACTATGCTGGCCCGCTGGGGATCGATTTCCGGGCTAGGGGTACCCAAAGATATAGACCTTCTAATCTCATCAGCCATACTCTTTAGCTCAGAAAATCTTCTTCCCGATATACCAACGGCATCCGAAAGTGCATCATTATTGCTTAATATATTACCTAATGCTGAAGAGAATGACTCAGCAGGTATGTATCTGAAATCAACCAGCCTTATTAAGTCGGAATTCATCAAGCCGTCTTTTACTGAACTAGAATCTTCACCTTTAAATACAGAGAAATATATAAAAGGAGATCTTATTTTAGAATCTTCATTTTTAATCTTAATATTTCTCTTTGCTATATCAAATAAAGAGCCACTAATTAGCCTTCTTGCATTATTAAGATCTGCAATATTATTTTGAAAAGACCTTCCCGATAGTGAGTTAGTACCTTTTGCCAATATTCTGGATATGCTGTCAGATGGTTTAAACTTAAGACCTGTTCCGAAGCTTATAACTGCACCACCAGCCATAGGTAGTATTTGATAATCCCTAGGAAACTCTATCTTAATCTTAGTGTCAAATTTAGAAGCAATAATACCACCGGGCTCACAGCTTAAATCTACTGGAGCCTGACACGCCTCTTCTTTTTGTGGCTCTATTACTGATGAAACTATTGACATTAACTATTCCTTGTTGGTGGTTTGATAACCGACATAGCACCCTTGGGGTCTACTATTTTTACCTGAACACCTTTTAATGTTACATCACTAGAGGAGCTCTCTATTAATATAGGGCCGTCATTTCTAAATATCATTGGTGCGGCTTTCTTCATTCCGGCTATAACTATACCGTTTTCGCTAATAGAAATAATGAAATCTGATTCTGAGCCCGGATTTAAATTTTGATTAGAATCATCTTCTCTATTATACTGTGTCGCCGTAAAACCCTTGTCAGTTACATTAACCCTTAACTCAAACCTTCCCTTATTCATAACTGGCTGCTCCGTATCCTGACCCTCATAAGAACCTCCAAGGTTCAACAGAAAGTCACCATCAGTCTGGCCAATAAAACTTCTGCCGTTTCGGTCCTTACCCATCCAGGCAACTACAGATCCTTCCGTGTCAAGCGTTATACTCTTTTGATCGTAATTATCTTTACCAACTGATGTCTCAACCGAGCCCTCTATATTAGCGTGAATGCTCCTGCCACCTACCGGCCTGGCCTCCTCATCACCGGCATTAATATCCGCAGCTACCTCATCACCATTAACTCTAGAGCTAAAAGCATTAGAATATGGCGGGTTTAATTCCTCATCAGTGTATAACCTTCCTGCGACAAGCGTTCCAATTCCGTTTCCGTCCTCTCCGCCACCAGGATATACTGCAGGATTTCCGGGCTCTACCGCAATAACGCTCATATAACTTGGAAAATCAGAACCGCCATTCTCAAAAAATGAAGATAGCTCTTTACCTTCATTTACGCCCAGGGAGCTTGGGATTGGAACTTCAAAGGGCCTAGATACCGCCATTCCCTCAGGAAAGCCATCCGGACTAGCGAATCTTTCAGGTATATTGACTAATCTGATGGTGTTTGCAATTAATCTTTCAGCAGTGGCATACATATTATGGTGCTTTGTTGAATTTACTCTAACCTCATTTACTACGCCATCGGTATCAGTTGGAAAGTATGGGGATTCACCATCGACCGCATATCTTATACCCGTCTTTCTATAAGTGTAGCCCTGAGATCCCTTGCCCGGAAATACAGCCTGGCCCGTCTCATCTCTTAGCGTTACCGGTATTTGCTCTATAACTGAGGAGTTAAGATATGAAACTTCTACGTTATCTTGATTGCCAATATAATTTGCGTTTGAAACAAAAGGTATATTACCGGTATCACTAGATGAAGGTATGTTAATCTTAAGAAGGCCTTCTTTGTCTAGGTCAAATACGAAGTTAGACTTAGACTCACTTAAGTCGGAACTTTTGGTATTTGTAGAAAGCTGAAAATGATATCCAACACCCCTCCTGGATATTCTTCTGGCTCTATCATAGTTTATATCGATATCGCTTCTTGGAACTCTATTTCCATCACTATATGATAAAGGTCGGTAGTTGATGTCTAAAACATTGCCATTTATATCAACTAAGTTTCCGCCAATTACTTCAATTAGTTCATGTTCAGCTAAATGTAGGGTGTTTCCCTGCTCCCTATTTCTTCTGAAGGTTTCTGAATTATCGTACATTCCTATGGAGCCGTCGACTCTTTGGGCTTCATCATCAAAGCCTGTGAACATCGAATCGGATGAGAACTCATTAATTACCATTCTATATTCAGATATTTCAGGATTTCTCTTTCTTGAGCGGTAGCTTCTTTTCATTGGAATTTCTGATAAGAAAAAACCTTTTGATTTCGCATTCTTGGCATAATCGGGATCTGCAAATAGCGGAATCTCAGATATATCTGGAGATGGATATAGGTTTCTAATCGCCCCAGACATTCTTCTTACCGGGCCGGATACGACCCTGCCGGCACTAGAGTACTGAATTATATCTGACGAGGTATTTAGCATTGAAGTTCTTCCATCAATCTTTTTGATGTAAGTTCCGCCACCATTAACCCCCTTAATGGATATGTCTCCAGTTCCGAGTAAAGATATTTCAGCGCCCCGATCACCTCGAAGATATAAGTCCCCCTCTTTTACATTAGGATATGGAATAGTTCCGCTGGGTGTATCAGTAGGTTTCCTTCTAAGAAAGAAGTTTGAATATAGATTATTTTTAGGTATCAGACCCGAGATAACAGTAACTTCTCTGCCACGAACTGACGTAAATAAAGCGAGAACTCTAGTTCCTACGTTGATTCCACAAAAAATTCCAAAGTTTCCATTTCCCGCAAAATGAGGAATAGGAACATCATTAATAGTTGAATCGCTATTGGCATCAATAGGGCTTATTGAGCAGGTTCCAGAGTTATGATCAATTCTAGATATTATTGCTTCAAATATTTGGTCTGATGGAAACATTTACCTAGCCTTAACCTTAGTCTTTATTGCTCTATCTATATCTAAAATACCAATCTCAATAACATTTGATACATTAAATGTTGTCAAGCCCACAACTCTTGTGACATTATTCTGATTTCTTATGTCAAGCCAAGTTCTTTGCTTGGGTCCGCCCTTTGGAAAAATCGCCTCGTAGTCATCAAAATTAACTTCTTTTCCATCTATAAATTGACTGGTAGGTATATTTGGATTCATAGTTTGAATTTCACTATAAGTGTCTTTATTGTCTAGAAATACAATCTGCTCAGCTATCTTATCCGATGGAATAGAAATTACCGGAAGCCCGTTAGGCAGAATCATCGGTCTAGTTGTTTTTGTTGTGCCCGCCGGCTTTCCGAGCCCTCTTACAACCGATGATACTGTGTCGGCAATATCATCGGTTGTAGATGTAGGATTCGTCTGAGATAGTGATACTGGATTCTGCATTAGGTCTTTGATCGTTTTAATATTCTCCCTAACTCTCTCTTCATCCTCAGTATTCCTTCCCTTTACAAAGCCACGAATAAGAACAACTCTATTGCCTATTAATATAGAGCTCAAATCCGCCATCATATTGGTGAATCTTACGGCGTTATTTTTATGATCCAGAAGAACCGCTAAATTATCTTGAGTTATTCTCTGCTGAGGAAAAACGATAGCGCTATCAGGCTGAAGCGTTCTGTAGCTATCGTCTCCTCGGGAGTTTCGATAGGTAGTAAATGTACCAGTAACAGGCTCCTTGATATATTGCTGACCAATTATATCTAGAGGGCTGGGTAGATAAACTCCAGGTGGATGACCAAACTCTAAAGTTAGGCTGGTTGAAAAAGCCTGCCCAAATGTAAAGCTATGAGAGACGCTTCTAACGTAATAGAGTAGCTGCTTGGACTCTACGTAGACAACATCGCCTGGTTCATAATACTCGTTTCCAATAACATCTATAGAAGCTTGATTAATTTTTAGTCTCTGTAGCTGCAATTCTAGAATTGCCCAAGGCTTTGACTGCTGCTCTGCATCGTTAGAGAATGGAAGGTTTTTTGATCCAGGGTACTTGTATCCATACTGCCTCCAAAGATCAAAGTCTGTAGCTCCTGCCCAAAAATATCTATCATTAAAGGCCTGATTGAGACCATTTCCAATTATTGGTGCGTCACCCACAACATCGACCCTGACTGCATCCGGAGGCTCTTCGGTAAATGTGCATGAAATTATATCTTCATCCCTGATAATGTATCTTCTTCCGGATCCTGGCCCCGTCATATTTCGTCCATCATCGGCGATAAGATGGTCAAATAAAGTTCCCTTGGTGGCGTCACCTGTGAAAATATCTGAAATTGTCTTCACGGTGTTGCTGGTTCTATTGAGAACATCGATAACCGAATCAAGCCCTCTGTTGAAATCCTCAATAGCCTGGCTGCCTCCAGCTTGAGGAATTGACTCCGCAGTAAACTCTCCTGCTAAGATACTCTCTACTTCCTCAAGCTCTTGTTCTTTTTCAAGATTTCTTTGTAAAACCACGACCAAACGATCTCTATTGGAGAGGGTCTGTTCTAGCTTTTTAAGATAGTTATTTGCCTTAGTTATGTTATCAGATTCCCTAGTGGAACTTGTTGAGTTGTTATTAAAGATGAAATCAGAGTCTTGAAATTTGCCGTTATCAGTCACGAGATCTGACGCAGGGTCGATACCAGAGATCTTAATAAAGCTCTCTCTTAATTCATTAAGATTTGCAGCTTTTGCAATTTTTAAAGCATTTTCTCCGGAAGCTTTAGAGGCCGCGTTTAAAACGTTAGATACTAGTCCTTTTGACTCCTGAAATAAAGGATCAAAAACGCCGAGCAACGTTGTAGTGTCGCCGTTTAAAATTTGTCCGCGCTTGCCCAAACCCGCCTCCAAGTTAAGTCCGGAGCCGACAACTTGGTCGATCGTGTTAATTAGGCGATTGCCGATACCAATTTGCGAATTTCCATCCCTCAAAGCTAGGGATGCGTCCGGTCGGCCCTGCCTGACGCCAAAAAATCTTAAACTTTCTTTGCCTTTTCCGGAACCAGCTAGTAGTATATCTCTACCTACTACAATACTGAAATTCGGTATCAGCGTCTTGTCAGGGTAGCTGTTAAGAAGTAAGGCTAACAAGACAATTCTGATGTTAAGGCTGTGTATCTCCCTTGTTAGACTATCAGTTCTACTTGAAAAGATCTCTGTCAAGAAAGCAGGTACAATCTTCTTGTCAGACTCCTGATTGATCTCGAATAGTCTTTGTAGGATTGATAAGGGAGTCTTATTCCACTGAGGCGGTCTAAACTCCAGGTGACCTTCTGTATTACAGAATATCTCTAAATTTGTATAATTTGCTGCTGCTTGGCATTTATCATATATTGATATGAAATCGCCCTTAAATATTTTGAAGTCATTATCACGAAGCTTAAATATGAAGGGCCTGATGTCGGTCTGCTCATCATATTGATCGGAAACTATAAATAAGTTCTGATCTCTGTTAAGCCTAACATCTTCAATTTTCCTTTGAGCTCCAACAATTGTCATAGCCCTGGTTATCTCATGATCCGCTGAATAATTTCCTGTAATTGGTAAATCCTTACCTCGTCCAAATAGATTAAAGTTTTGGGTAACTAGGTCAACAGAAGAAACTGCCCCTGATCCTTCCAGTGTCTTAACCTGATCGAATATACCATCATTGACCGATCTTCTTTCTTCCCTTAGGGAGTTAAGTAAAATACCGCTTCCTGGAGCCTCTGAACTGCCCAGTCTTCTGATTAGAGCATCGAGTTGTGCTCTGCGATTTTGAAGCTTCTCAATGTTTCCATTAAGATTATTTCTCAGGATATTTGTGTTAGCCGTCTGAAATAATGTTTCCTTGCTCATTGTAATTAACCGGTATGGCTTAAAGTTTCCAATATGAATATTTTGTCTTCTAATTACATCTAGAACGGCAGATAGTGGGTCATCCGCACTCATAGATGAGGCACTCTCTCCGCGGCCAATATTGTGTGCCATATAGGCTTGGTCAATAAATGTCTGAACGTTGTAAGGCTGCCCAACTATAAGAATACTTAGAATATTGGCTATGTCTAGGTTATTTAAAACGTCTTCAGCTACTGTCAGTCCATATGTCTGATTATGAATTTTTTGAGTAACCTGCGTTTCGCTATAGGGATCGGTAATTGTTATTCCAGCGGTTGCGGCAACAATTCCCTGCTTCCATCTGTACACCAACCCTTGTGGATGTTGTAAAACCTTAGTACCAGAAAGAGAACCGCTTCTATTATACTGGCCCTGAAAAAGATTATTTTCTGTTGCAATCTGACCATTCAGAATTCCGGAATCATAAAATAACAAACCACTTTTAATTAGTTGCTTATTTTCATCAAGCAGTTCTGGGCCACCTGCAGAGAGTACAATTCCGGCATCGTCAGTCCTCACCTCATATGGGGTTAGTGGGTCTTCTAGTATGCCCTGAGGGTCTTGTAGGGCCGGCTCAATCATAAATCTTGACCACTGAAGCCATCCCATATTATCAGTGCAGCTAACTCTCATGGTCCATGATCCATTGTTCCAGGTTTCAGAAGTTCTGGTAACAAAGCCTCCAAACACATGCTTCATTCCAAAAGAGCTATCAGAAAACTGCCGTAAGTTTTTATAGGTATCGAAATCTACTTGGCTGTTTGTATATAGAATTCTTTCTGCCTCAAGAATTGACTCGTCAACTGATAAAAAATCGCGGTCAAATATATTCTCAGATTCTGTAAAATTTTGAGCTGTTTTATTTCCACGAATATAATAGTGAACTGCGTCACCAGCATTAATTATTGGTTTACCCAGATAAAATATTCTCATTCTATCTCGAATGTAATCTACATCAATAGACCTATCTAGTCTTCCAAGCCCAGGGATACCAATTCCAGTTCCCAGCAGCTCAAGCCCTGCCCCAACCGCGCTTCGAGTGTCAATAGGGGGACTCCCCTCATTTGATAGCTCATTTAGCAAACCTAGAGTTCCAAATAATGCTTCCTTTATAGCAATCTCAATGTCACTCTCTGTTATATTCATAATTCTATAAGGATCTTCAAGTGTAAGCTCAGCACTACCAGGATCTATATTTAGATTACAACTGGTGTTAAAACTAGAGAACATTCCTATTTCGATAACTCCGGTTCCAGGTCCGGTCTCATAATTATCTACATTATTTGGGTCGACTATCCATGTAGTAAATGGAAGCTCTGAGGCAAAAGCATTTCTCTCCATGAGAAGTAGTATTCCCTCTTTAATCTTATCATAAGAGGCGTCACGAAGAGAGTTAGAGAATGTGGTTATAATGGAGGAAAGTTGGTTTCGGCTTTGATCGAAATCATCTATATCTAGAAATCTAGCATTAGAAATAAGATCTGCCAGCAAAGATAAATTTATCTCCGATGTTTTAGAATAAAATTCTTCATTCTTAGTTAAGCTTTCATAAGCTCTAACTTGAGCAACCTTATATGAGAATAAAGCTTTGGTTGACCTAAGCAGCATCTTTTCAGTTCGATCCATCCACTGAAGATCGTTGACATGCTTAAATGTAGAAAATGCTTTCTTTTTAATTAAAACAGACGCTCTTGGAGTTAGGGTTGATATATTTCTTTCATTAGGCGTTATTGATAAAGCTCTATCTTCACCGAGCCTGAGAGATACACCCTCTCCGAATAGATTGCTTTCATCGGGAGTGTACCTAATAGGCTTTTTACCATTTGCAGCCTCAGATAGCAAATTTTTAATATTTGCGCTAACAGTATTGGCTAACTTTTTATTCATTACTAACGACCTTTAATTGACAAATTTCTACTGATACTAACTCTATTGATATCGTTATTTGCTGATTCCTGCGTTTCTGTGAAAGTAGATCTAACTCTTCCAATTAATGTATTTTGAGTATTTACAGTTCCCCTGGATTCAGTAGAATTTGATTCAAAAGTTAACTCATCCAACCTTTGTCCCTCTTCCGGCATAGATGCGACAACAGGCTCTCCAGATGAATTTCTAGCCTTTCTGTGCCATGGCATAAAGTTATTTCTCTGCCCAGACCTTTTAATGACATTAAACGAAAAGTTGTATTCGAAAATGCCTGGTGAGTTTGCGCTTTCATTAACGGAAAATCCTTTAAAATATCCAGTAAATTTTTCACCCTGAAAATATAAAATTACACTAACTGCGAATGCGCCGGTTGATGGTATTAGCTCGACAGACCTCGGGTCATCAGGATTGGCGCCCTTAATGGCATTGGTTATTGACTCAACCGAAGAGTTAACTCCATTTATAATCTGGCCCAATCCTCCGCCGGGAAACTGACCGCCGGTGAAAATTTCATCTATAAGCGATACTGCACCGCTTAGCGTATTGGCCGAAGAAGAATCGGAAAGAGACCTTCTGGCAGCTTCATCTAGCGCTACAGCTCTTTCAAGAAGTAAATTATTAAATTGAGTTATTTCATTTCTATATACAGATCTTAAAACATTTATAGCCTCAATACCTCCGGAACCTGTCGTGCCGCTAACCTGAATATCAGATAGATTCTCTCCCCAGTATTGAATAACGTATCCACCCTTAGTTAACGTATCATTAATAATCTTACTTTCTTGAATGCTAAAAGTTAATGGATTTATGTAGAATGGAACTACAGCTCTTCCAACTAAATCTGAGCGGCCTAGCGACTCTAAATTAAGAGGAACTAAAAACTTCATAGATTGTCTTTGTAATACCATTTTAAACCCTTTCATTTATAAGCTTTTTAATGCTTCCGATTAAATCAGATGAGGTGCTAATGAAACGGATCATTAACTCTTCAGAACCTGAAGATAGGCCCACACCAGTTTTGGATAATGCTTCAGCGACCGCAGAACCGAAAATCTTTGGGTCCATATTGGATAAAGTTTCGCTCATCCCCGACAAACTTGAAGATATGGTTGTTGAAACTTTATCCATTCCAGCGTTAAAATCAACCATTGGCCCATCAGGAACTTGACTATTGGCAGCAGCTATTGCGGGAGTCGCAGCGCTCAAAGCTCCAGATTGAACTCTAGATAGGGCGTCAGATAAAGTTGTTCCGCTAGCATTTGCGCTAGCAACAATTTGTGTATTTAAAAGTTGAAGCTCGCCAAGTGCAGCTGCAGTATGTGCTTCAATTTTTGCTTGATATCCTAGTGTTTCATTCTGCAACTTTCCTGCTTCCTGAAGATCTTTTCCTAGAGATTCGGCCAGCTCCATGTCTCCGCTTTTCATGGCTGTGTCTATCTGAGAAAGTAAATCTAGAGTTCTATCTTGGGCACCGGCATCTTGAATACCA